GACAGCTGGAGGCCACCAATGACCGTTGACACGGAGCGGGCCGCGTGGCTCCAATCGCTAAAACCGGGGGACACCGTCGTAACCATCACGGCCAAATCCGGCAACCGCGCTAGGATTGAGCATAACAAGGTCAAAGCCGATTCCGACGAGAAATATATTCGCATTACCAATAGCGTCTGGCGCGTAAATCGAGCAAATACAAGCCGCTCGGCGGGTGAGTATTTGCTACCTGACGATGAGGAAGTCATTGCCGCTGAAAGTGTTCTCGTTCTGCGTCAGGCGCGGATTCGATGGATGGCCTATAAAATGGGCGCGATGACGGATGATCAGCTTGACAGGATCGAAGCCATCCAGAAGGAACGCAAGCGGAAAGCACCGCCATCGTGAGCGAGGGAATCCATGAAATCTGTGATGTTTATCTGGAGCAATCAAGATGGAAAGTTGCTACGACAAGTCGATGGCACCCTCTTTGCCCCAACCGCCGAGAATGCGCAATTTCTGGAAAGGTATCGTTTAGTTGGACTGTCGAGCCTTCTGGTTGACGGAATTCACAGGCAGGATATGCTTGCGATCCCAAGGCCATGGCGGGAGAGGATAAAGCGATATATGCAGAAAATGGTGAAGCGCACTTTTACATCAAGGGTATCGAAATCCGGTATTGGAAAAGGTGCATAAATTGATGCCTAAAACGATCCCACCTCTCAGCACTCGTCAGCGGCAGATCCTGACCACCATTCAGGCGTTCCGGGATCAACATGGCTATCCTCCTACAGTCCGAGAAATCGCCCAACATGTCGGCCTGAGATCCTCCTCCACCGTACAGACCCATTTGCGGACCCTGCAGCGGATTGGGATGCTGACGGATGGTAAGAAACTCGGACGGGCTATTGAGAGAGTTAAAACATCCTGGCAGCCGGACACGAATGCCGTCAATTATGTGCCGATCCAAAGGCCGTTTGGGATGGTTCATCGGGGTGGTCACTTCGAGCGGGGATGTTGTTTCGAGGTTACGAACCTGGAGACCGGATTAAGGTTTGTGGAGGTCGTTGATACCAATGGGTAATCGGTGTGAGATTCGGGAGCATCCCTGCGCGGTATGTCCCTACCGAAAAGATGTTCCATCCGGCATATGGGCCAGTGGGGAGTATGACAAGCTCACGGCCTACGATGCCCCAACGCCACTGCAACCAATGGCCTCATTCTCATGCCATGCGACACCGGAGCGCCTTTGCCATGGATGGGCCGTCGTCCATTCAAATCGCGGTCATGAGAATGATCTATTGGCATTGAGGCTGTTGGGTTCACCAGAAGTTCCGGTTGCGGCGGTGCCTTTGTTTGAATCGGGGGCAGCGGCTGCGGAACATGGTAAGAGAGATAGCGAGAATCCGGGGGAATCGGCGCGGTTTGTGATGGCGCGACTTCAGCGTAAATATCCCAGGCTCAGGTAATTCAATCTTCCCAAATGCCTCTCCCACGCAATTCTCTTTCCAAATAGACCGGGACATACGCCATGCCGTAGCCTGGATAGTTGCCACGAAGACAGCTATTGATGAACGACGGACTGCGATACAGGCACGACGCCAAGTGGCTCCCTGATAGCTTCATCGCCTTCATTCGCGCCCTTACGCGCTCAAGATGGGCCATGCGATCTGCGCATCCTGCTTCAGCGATTGCCGCGTGCTCGGATAATGTCAAAAGCGGCATGGCCTGGCAGTCGGGGCAATTCCGCATGTTCCCAACGACGATATGTTTTGGGCAGCCGTAACGATAGAGTTTGTCTTTATCCATCATTGCAAAAACGTCTTCACTCATTGAACCAGATTTCCTTTCATCGGATATCCTTTGTCGTCATGCGGCAGAGCATATAGCACAATGCCACAAACCAGACCATCATCGCGGGCAACAGCCACAATTCATGCACAGTCGGCTCCGGTTGGGCCACACCGCCTCCCCACGCCAGTATGTAACCCTGGGCCACCCCGAAGGCAGCCCCACTGAACACCACATCTCGCGGAATATTAATTGTTGGTTTCGCCATTAGAGTATCTCCTCTAAGAATGCCACTTTGAGCCGGTCTGGTATTCCTGCCATGCGGGCTCACTCGATTCGGGCCGTTCGCCGGTCGTGATCGCTACATCGTAGCCGTACAGCCATCCCTGCGCATATTCGCTGTCAGGGTGCAGTTCAAGCACCTCGCTCGGCTTTGTGACCGCTTCCAACGCGCCGCCAGCCAGAAAGCCCATGCCCGGTTTCTTATGCCATCCCTGCATCACGGCGTGCGTGGCATCATGGAATCCCCAGTTGAAGCGCACACGCGGTTCAGTTGTTGTTTTCGCCATTAGAGTAACCCCTTTCATAGTCTCACGCAAAGATCGAGCAGGCTTTCCCGGATGTCGTGCCGCTCTTTGGCCGCGTCAAACGCCGTGGCGATATCCTTCTGGAAGCAGCGCGGAAATCCCTCGGAAAAGTTGCGCGCTTCGGCCAGCAGATCGTCGCCAGCCTGCCGGAAAGCCGCATAGACCGCGTCGTGGTTCAGGGAGGCCAAATACTCTTCGCTCTTGTCGTATGCCGCGTCGAAATCGGCATCAAAGTCGAGCGTGGCGCTGTACTCATTCGCGAGGGTGAGATTGGTATCGTAGGCAGCCTTCGCCGTGAGGTACTGTTTCTGAAGCTGGTGGAGCAACTTCTTGCTTTTGCGGTTGGTAATTGTTGCGGTCGCCATCTCGTTGTTCTCCATCGGAGTAATTTCGCTTACCTGACTCTATTATAACCTAACCGGATTAGGATGTCAATAGGGTTGACGTAAAAACCTAACCGGATTATAATACGGACATGAGCGAAGATGAGAAGGAATGGCTGCGGACTCTGTTGGAAAGCGGGGATGCGGATGCGTGGAGCATCGTGGGCGCGGCGGTCAGCGCAAGGAAGCCCAAAGGGATACGAAATCCGGCGTCACGGGAGAACGGCAAGAAGGGTGGCAGACCACCAGGGGTGAAGGATAGTAAGCCGCGAACGAGAAGGAGTGCCAAGGGGGGCCAAAAGAATTCGGTGGATTGACGTGTCAGGGCAATGTCTCACCACGTTCTTCCAGGAACTTTCTGCGGTATATCTCCGGGTCTACACCTCTGGCCCGGAGTTCTTCGTCCGTCTCGTTGCCCATTTCACGCCTGACACGCCGTACCTCCAGCACAACCTGCCGCACAAGCCCCCGATACCGACTCTTATCAGAATCCCTCAACCTCGTCTCTCCCTCAACATCTTCGAAACAATCGGCGATCTTTTCGCAGAATCGTTCCCAGCGCATTTGCGCGGTACAGACTTCCCGGAGCGTACGGATTTCGTCGGTGAGAGATTTCTGCATGGCGTAGAGGTCGTGGAGTTGTTGGGCCTGGGCGTCGATTTGGCCCTGGCGGCTGGCGCGGCCGGATTCGTAGGCAGCTCGGAGGATAGGGTCTTCTGGTGCATCGGAGATAGACATGAGGGTAGAATACCCAAAAGCAAACAATTGTTTGTCATGGTTCAGGGGGCCATATGAAAAGCTCGAAGCCGTTTAACTTGGCGAATTACCTTGCGGACAGGGCAGCAAAACGACCGGCAAAGTTAAAGCGCGATACCATTCTCATCCAGATTGCCAGGGCCAGGGATTGCGGGATCTGTCAGGTGTGTGGCGTGTTCAGCCCCGATACAGAGGGTCATCACGTCCACCCGCTGTTTCTTGGTGGACGAGACGAACTCAACAATATAATTACACTCTGCCACCAATGTCACGAAAAAGCCCCAATGAATGAGCACGACTTTTTAGCTTATCAGCGCGACGGTGGCCCCATGTGGGAGTTCGCGTGGAATCAGGCCGTGAAGTTTCTGGCGACGGAATCATGTGGTGAATACATGAACCCGAAAACCGCTTTCAAGTGTCTGCGTGACGTCCGAGACAGCATATTTGGTTGCGCCATGCAGCCGCACCTCGCTGACGAAATCGGATTTATACCTGATCTCCGGGCATATCATGCCAAGGTGTCGCGAGCCAGACGGCGCTTCTATGGAGAGCCGCTGCCCGATATTGAAGAGTTCATGCTGCCGCACTCAATAGTTGAGCTTTATACTTGATCAGATCGCAAAAACCCATGAGGATTACACATGTCATGGGAAGTTTCCCTAACCATCACTAATCCCTACGGGTTTTTTGCGTGGACGCCCGCCCATGTTGCCAAAAGAAGCCCTCCAGTGCGCATATGCCTTGAACTCCTCCTCGGTCTCCGAGATCTCGATAGCCCTTTCATCGGTGCGCCCCAGTGCCTCCACATGCACTCTTACGGTGACCGGCCCCGGGTACTGGCGCTCGTTCCCGGCACGTCGCCGTTTGGGTGCCCTCACGCTCACAACAACGTCGGCCCTGAGCCCCAGTGTCCGCAGGTATGCGCTCTTGCTCTTGTCGAAGCAGATCTCATCACTATCCCAAATCAAATCGATCCGCTCTCGCATTTCCCGCCATTGTTTCGGCGTCAGAGTCGCGGTGCTGATTTTCTCCGGTTCATCGACAGTTTTTAGCGCTAATAGCCGGTTACGCTCTTCCGTCAATTGTCCTAAGCGAGATTGTAATTTCTCCCATGTGTATCCAATGGAGCCGCCCTCATACATCTGCTCCGCCGCCGCAATCCGCCGGTCAATCTCCGCGAGTTGCCGATCCATGTTCTCGGTACCACGGGCAACCCTTGATCTCGCCGGACGCTTTTTCGCCTGCTGTTCCTCTTTGGACAGATCGAAGGCAAGCAGGATGGCGCGCTTAATGAGAGCGTCGAGGCGGTATTGCTGGGTCGAGATCTTCCGGGGGTGAACGCATTCGCCCATGGCGGCATTCTGGCAGAGCCACGACACCCACCGGATCTCACCTTTGCCGCCGCGCCCGTCCGGGTTCTTGAGCGTGACCATGTTCGCCCCGCAGTCGCCACATTTGAGAAGCCCGGTATAGGTATGCTCCAGCCGCCCCGCTTTCTGTCGTTGCTGCAACTCCTCGCGCCATGGAGCGCGTTCTTCGAGAAACCGGTCCGTCTCAGCAACGATGTCGGGCGGAATAACTTCCGGGATCAAGTGCGGCATGTCCACGGAGATCGAGGATTCCCGCTCGCGCCGGCCGCCGATGTCTGCCCAGAGCGTGTAGTAGGCTTTGCGGCGGTACACGGAGAGCCGGACGAAATCCAGCACCATGTCGGTAGCCCATTCGCTGCCACGCGGCGACAGGGTGGCCCGCGGTGCGTTCTCCTGATAGAGCCGGTTCATCTCACGTGCCGTCGCGCCCGCAACGCCCAGGCATGTGTTGAACGTCTCGTAGACGAAGATGGCGCGGTCGGCGGTAAACGGGTCATAGTCGTACCCTTTGGTTTCCGGGTTGTATCGCAGCCCCCACATGTCGATCGTGCGGCCGACCCAACGCCCCTCGCTGACCTCCGTGAAATGGTGGGAGCGGATGAGCTCACCGGTACGTTCGGCCATGAATTCATAAAACGCCCCCAGGTTTCGCCGGGAGAGTTTGTTGACGGACTCGCTTCCTGTCTGCGGCAGATCCTCCGCAATGAGTTGTACATTGCATCGCTTGAGCTCTTCGATCCAGATTTCGTTGTTCACGAGTGAGCGGTTGGCGCGGGAGAGGTCGCGGGTCACAACGACCCGTATCTTCCCCTCTTTCGCACGCTGCGTCATCCGCAAGAAGTCTGTCCGCTTGTCGAGGTACTTGCCCGTCCCGGAGATGTCCATGTCGCAGTACCATTCCGTGATCGGGCCAACACCGGCATTCGCGGCATCCTGGATCAGTTCCGAGGTGCGGAACCTCTTCAAGTCTTCAACGATTTTCCGCCTCTCTTCCACGGTCGATTTCGCCGGGAACTTCACGTCCGACTTGCGGAGATATCCGACGATGGCCCCCTGAGAGTTGTCAATTACACACCGTTTCTTGGTCATGCTTTTGAAACCTAAGTGATAATGATTGCGAATAATACGCGGGTTGTGAACGGAGCCTGGGCGGAGGCTGTTCTACAACATGTGAGGCATTGCGATGAATGCTGCTACGACGGCGTGGCGGCACCGGCGGAACGGAGGAACTTCCAGCGATCCAACTCAGCCACTAGCGCAGTAACCCGGCCTCTGTCGCCGAAGCTCAGGGCGTCAACGAGTATGGCATCTCCCACCAGAATCGCCTGAACACAACGCGGCATCGCGGGCTCCAGCACAATCGTCACGCCACTCAGGAGGGCGTTCTCCACGGCATCCCACCATTCACACCGACTCCGGAAAAGGGCGGTAAGGTCGCGAGGGCTCATTTCTGGGGCTACGGGGTCGTCCAATTCGCTCATTTGCGTCATCTCCCAATATTCGAATTCCCACCAGCCTACCATCCGATAATATCACATAACTTAATAGTATGCAACATATCTATATAATGTTAGAATTCATACTATATCAAGCATGTGACTGAATCGTTCGATGTGATTACATCGTCTGGTGTCTACCAATTGTAGCACCGTAATACGAATTAGTCAAACGCGCGTTCTATTCCGTGGATTTGGGTTCCGATTCGCCTTCCGAGGAAGGACTCGCTTGCGTGGATTGTTGAGCCTTGAGCATGTCGAGTAGCAGGAGATGAGGTTCTAGGCCCTTGATTGCGACCTTTAGAAGCTCCTCGGCCTTATCTGGATATTGCTGGACAATTCGGTCTAGGTCTGCAAGGATTTGAGGATACTTTTGCCAATCTTCGGGCGTTGTATGGTGGAGCTTGTCAGCGCGTATTGTCACATACCCGCTTACGTGGTACCCAGCCGCTAAGAACGCTTCATCCTGAGATTCGATGGCCCCAAGCTTAATCAAGGCATCTGCGATCGCCCTGATATTTTCGCGCTCAGGCGTTATCGGCTTCCCATGACTTCCGGAATTGATGAGACGTGAGAGATACGAGTACACCAGGTCCGAAGCGGCGGCCAGTGTCTTGAGTTTGATCCCGTGCGCATCCATCTTCTCTTTGACCCAAGCGCCAAAGTTCGGTTCGGAGTATTGGTCGGCGGTCATTCCTTCGTGTAGTCTCTCCAATAGCATTTGCATATCGTAATCTGACACACGATTATGCGCGGAGTTGCGCTATAACTCAATGCACTCAAGCGGTAACGCCCGTTGCGCGTTAGCGTCATAAGTGATATAATGTATTCATGACGTTCGGGAAACTGCTGCGTGAGGCCCGGGTTCGGGCAGGAAAGAATGTCAAGCAGGCTGCGCGCGATGCCGGGACATCGTGGGGCTACTGGTATGAGATGGAACGCGATCTCAAATGCCCCACTGTAAAGATGCTCCCCTCGCTGGCGAACGCTGTCGGGTGCGATGCGGCTGACTTGATCCCATCGCTTGAATCCACGCAAAAAAATATTTCTCCGCAATCTGTGTAACGCATTGCGCTAACGCGCAACTTGTGGTAACATAACGATGTCAGTTCGTTGATAGATGATTCTCGAAAGTGAGCAACCATGGAACCGACACGTTACCAAACAGTGAAATATGCGGTCTTCGACCACGGCGGCGCCGCGATATGCCGGGTCCCGGTGGAGATCGACGGAGTGGCTGTGGAATCAGTGCGAACGGAGCGGGCCGCTCAGGCCGAGATCGTTTTTGTCGATACTCGCGCCAAGGGCAGTCCCGAGCTGCGGGACTTTTTGCGGAAGCTGCGCCAGGAGGGCGATGAGTTCGCCGAGCGACAAGCCGACTGACAAACAATTTTGGCCCGCCTGCTGTGAACAGGACGGGCCGTGGAGATTACCTCTCCATTATACCCTCTAAAGGAGATTACCGTGCTTGAACATGTCGTTACCGCGCTCACCGGATGTCTGGTGACGATCCAGATCGCGAAGGAACTCGGTATTCGCCGTGTTCTTCGCACCCGGAGGACTTTCTAATGGTCCTCACCGCAGACATTTACCGGAAACCCGCGCCGCGCGTCATCCCGCCGTTCGACCCGGCGACCGCGACCGGCCCGGTCCTGTTCATCTTCACTCAGGGCAACAAGATCGCCAACTGGCGCACCCGAGCCGAATACGGCGATGCATCAAAAGGAAGCGTGACCGTGGGCGGCTATGGGTTCGCCCTGGTGTCCTCATCCACCCTCAAGGCCGAGGGATTCAGGCGTAAACATGGCCGCGCCCTGCGTGATACGACCCTTACACAAACGAGTGTTGCGGATCTGATTGCGCGAGGCTGCCACACGGTGTACCTGGATGGGCGCGAAATCAGGACGAGCGCCATTGAACAGCATCTGGCCCAGCGGCCGGAATACGGGGTGGCGTCATGAACTGGCATGGTCTGACATCCTGGCGTGGATGGCTGTTCCGGCGTCCCACAAACCCTCCCGTTGACCGTGATACCGCACGCATAGAGGATACAGGGGTGTCTGTTTTCTCGCAACCTGACCCGGCACGCATCTTTGACACGATCATTCCGTCAGAGACACGGACCACAGGTGTGAAAGTCTTTACCCCTCCTCATGTCCGTGAGGTAGCGGCCTATTACGGGATACGGCGGGTTGATACGGGGTCATGGCGGGCGATCCTGCAACCCAGCGGCGAGCACGACATTTTCACCACTGAATCTCGTGATAAGGCCGAGGAGGCCATCAGGCTCTATAACCGGGATGTCTTCAACTGGCGGGTGGATGTTCTGTTACCTGCGGAACTTGAGCGGCAACGCATCGTTCTGCGCCTCCTCGAAAGGTCCGGCGTCCGATGAAAACACAATTCGCCAATATTGACCTGCCTTTGACGGGACATCACGTGTGCAGTTCGCACCCCCATACGGTCACGGAAGCCGCTGCGCTCAATAAGTCTGCTCAAAAGCAGTTTGGGGATTGCTTGCTTGAGATGGCGCGGGATTTGGTGAATTTTCGGCGCGGGGAGGAGCCCTGGGAGGCTTACCTGCGTTCCGTGGAGGGACGCTGATGAGTGTTCCTCAAATCCGGCAGTTTCCCGAACTCTCGCAGTCCGAGAACGAGGCGGTGTGGGTGTTGTGGCTTCATGGGCTGTACGGCCCCGCCGATCTGGAATGCGATGCCGATATGGTTCGTCAGAGGCGGGACTACCGCGAGGACGATGTGGAGTTCATTGGGGGCAGCAAGAGCGGCCGGGTCAGTGATCCCAAGGCGGCTTGTGAATATGGGTTCATCCCGGTTGGAACGCCTGAGTTCGCGGATTTGATGCCGTAGGGAGAGTTTGATGCGAGAGGTCAAAACCAAGCCGCGATTCCGGTGCGATTTCTGCAAGCGGACCGGGACGAAATGGACTATCACCCTCCACGAGCAGCGATGCTTCAAGAATCCGAACCGATTCTGTGACGCTTGCGGCAATACCGGCAAAATCATGGGACGCGACTCGTGCCAGAAGCCGGTCGAACATGAATTCGGACTGAACTGCGATTGTCCGATGACGCTGATCGAGGACTGCCCTTACTGTGAGCGGTATCGCGATTATCTGCGCAGGCAGGAAGATTTGGGGACTGACAGCTCCTACTAATTAAGCCCGCTAATCCTGGTTGCATCACACGCCATAGACCCGATACGGGCGGCAGAGAGGAGGCAGGCATGAAGTAAGGAAATCGCGGAAGCGCTGTAAACGATGATTAACGCGGCTCGTGTCGCTTAAGAGAATGTGGATTAAAAAGGCCGTATCTTCGGCTTACGATTGTGCCAAGAGCAGGGAGGCTTATATGCGCGGCCTTTGGATGATGGCCGCTATACACGACGCGGACGCGCTGTAAACGAGGAAACCTTCGGCCCGCTCTGATCGGACCTTCGGGAGCGGGTCTTTACCAAACAAGAGGAATTCGTCGTGACGGATATCGACATCAGCGGACTTAAAAAATCTGAAGTACTCGCCGCTCTTTATAACAACTCGCGCCCGCTCGGGCTTGGGTTCCTGCACTTCACCCCTGAACCGATGACGGCCGAACAAGCCGAAGAGATTTTGAAGGACGGGGATTATTTCGACTACTTGAAAGGACGAGTGATGAAGGTCAGCCTTGATGGTGATACCTTTGACCCTCGCCTCTATGACCGGGACAACGGGGATGGTGCGGCCGCAGCGGCTATCGAGCCACTCCGCAAACAGACCGTGAACGCATAAAAATAGGCTCAGGATTGCTGCAAACAACCTGAGCCGGAATTACAAAGTCATGACCATTCTATCAGCCAATCCGAACGAAGTCAACCCGGACGCGCAGACAATGCGCCAGACGATCACGGACGAAGGCCCGTTCCGCCGGGAGCACAACGTCCCGACCGCCTGGACGCTCGAAGAATATGAAGAGTTCATCGCGGGCGGCGGCAGTCTCACGGTCACGGATTCGGGCTACGTGGTGGATGCCGAAACCGGCGAATGCCTGGACCATGTGGACAGCATCCGGTCTGCCAACCCATTCCGCGTCACGGACCGCGCCAGTGCCGACTGGGTTCTCGCGAAGATTCTTTCCGCCGAGGCGGACCTCGCCGCCCTGGACATGGAAGAAGCGGCAATCCGTGAGAACTTCGAGCGGCGGCGTAAGCGGATTGAGAGCCGCCGAACCTGGGCGACCACGCGTTTCTCCGCTGAACTGGAAGCATTCGCGGATAGTGAGCTTGCTGGTGGAAAGGCCAAAACCCTGACCCTCACCTATGGGGAACTGAGCTTCCGAAACAATCCCGGTGGTGCGGTGAGCGCGAAGGACCAGACGGCAGGCATCGAATGGGCCGAGGGGCATTGTCCCGAGGCCGTTATAAAGACGCCTCGGCTTGTGGTGACGCCGCTCAAGGAGATGATCGACCAGTTGCCGCGCGATATCTTCGAGGTATCGGAACCGAGCCGCACGTTCACCATCAAAACCGGCATCAAGAGGGCCAAATCGTGAAAAAGAAAACACAGATTGACGTGTTGGCCGCGTTGCCCAACATCACCGATGTCCCGGCCCTTCCCGGCTTCAAGGCGGTGAAAGACGATGCTTATGTCTACATCCAGGGGCCGGACGGGTCCATGCGGTATATCCCGCTGAAATCCCCGATCTGGTGTTCACTACTCACGGTGAAGAAATGACCGAGACATCCCATTTCAGCGGTCATTGCTGTTCGCGGCATTATCTGGTGAGCGATGCGATTCCGTGGCTGGAAGTCGCCATGGAACAGACGCCGCGCGGCACGGTGAGGGTTTGTTTCCAGGATGAACCAGAGAAGTTCTCAGAGGGTGTGACACTGCGTGATGCGCTTAATGATCTGACTGGAATGCCCGTCACTCATTATGTTTTGATCCCGGCAGGATAGCCGGTGACGAGAGATTTGACTATGTGTGAAGAGACGAACAAAAGGCCTTTCGACCCGAAGCCGTACCTTATCAAGGTCCAAGGCGGCCGCCAATACCTGCCTGTATCGGCTCGGCTGATCTGGTTTCGGCAGGACCATCCCGATTGGGGGATTGAGACGGAATCGCTTTTCATTGACCCCGATAAGCAGGCAGCTTGCTTCCGAGCGAAGATCTACGACGCCGACGGCAAGCTGATCTCTACCGGCACGAAATACGAGGATGTACGGGGGTTCCCGGATTGGATTGAGAAGGCCGAGACGGGCAGTGTGGGGCGCGCCCTCGCGATGTGCGGCTACGGCACGCAATTCGCCCCTGAGATTGAGGAAGGAGCGCGGTTTGCCGACACGCCGCGCCAGCAACAACAGCGCGGACAAGCTCCTCGGCAACAAGCACAGCAGGGAAGGCCGCAGACATCCCCGCAGTCTCAGCAGCCCACGCGACAGGATCAAACGCCATTCGGGGCGGCAGTGCGCGATAAGGCCAATGTTCAGGCCAGCGGTGACGATGACGCGACGGGGCTATTCGATTCCGTGAAGGCGTTTGAGGCGGCTATGCCTGTTCAGGCCCGCAACCGGGCGAAATCCGATTGGGTGAAGACGAAGAACGCGCCACCTAATCTCGACACCATGGACGAAACCGATTTGCGCTCCTATCTCGCGCATCTCAAGCAGTTTACGGATGGAGTAGGTCAATGAAAACCACAGCAGCAGAGGCGCGTACTGCTGAGAGCATCGCAAAGCGCGTGAATGACGCCTACTCAGACGCGTTCACAGCGGCTTTCAAGCAGGCATTCGGCATCGAGTGCGAGACGTTCTATAGCTTCCTCGGTGGCGGCTATGTCTCGACCGTGGATAAAATGCCGCTGAACGATGATCAGACCCAATGGGCGCAGGCATTTTCGGATGGTTACGCCATGGCCATGAAGCTGATCAACAGCAACGATATTGCAAGCGCGGCAGAAGTGGTCAGGGCGCGGCAGGGAGCAAGCCAATGATTGCAAACCGATATCCGATTATCCGTGACGGAGCAGGCGCGGCAGCCCATGACGAAATCTGCCGCCAGTCCGTCAATGAGGACCGCATCACCACATGGCGGTTCATCCAGCGCGCCATAGGTAATACGCGCCGCCCATCCGCGCGTCGTGACATGCTCCTTCTTTTGCTGGGCTTTATCGCCATAGTAGTTGCTTTGAACACACTGGGAGGCACGAATTGAACGGCACAACGAGAGAGTGTGTGCAGGTCAGAGGATTTCTCGTGGACCCAGGATTGCTCGATCACCCGGCCGTCCGTCCTCACTACCTGAAATGGCGTGCGGCGGTCGAGTTGGAGCGTGAGGCCAACCGGAACATGCCAGGCGCGGGAGCGCTCGTGAGGCCCGAAACCTTGGCATACAAACAGCGATTGGATGAGGCTGTATTAAAAGTGAACCAGGGGCAGGTCGAGGCCGATTCCCTGACAGCACCGCTTGGCGTCGTGCCTGTTGCCGCTCGTCTCAATACCTCATCTGTGCAGCAGGCTGTTCCGCCGCCTCCGGGGCGTAGCACGGCGTTTGTGGATTTGGCGGCAGATCGTATGACCGTGATTGTGAGCGACCGGGAATTCCATGTCCCAAATACTGTGAAACGGCGAAACCCTCTTCCGGCGATCTTGTTTTCGGCAGCAGTTGGCATCGGGGTGATGTTCACTCTCTGGCCCTATCTCCACCATTAACGACAATGACCAACAAACCGACATTCGGAACGCTTTTCTCGGGCGGCGGGATTGCTGACTGCGGCTTCATCGCGGCTGGCATGGAACCGCGCTGGGCGGTGGAGATGGAACCGGCGATTGCGGACGTCTACCGCGCCAACTTCGCTAACCATCCGTGCTTCACGTCCCGAGTCGAGGATATCGACTGGCGGCGCATGGAACCCATTGATCACGGTCACGCCTCGCCGAGCTGCAAGAACGCATCACGGGCCAATACGAACGGGCGCGAGTGCGAAGGTGACCTGAGCGCCGCACGCGCCGTGTGCAGTTTCATCGATATCATCCGTCCCGCGACATTCAGCCTGGAGAACGTGTGGGGATATCGGACGTTCCAATCGTTCCGCATGATCCTGGAGTGCCTGGAGGATCGCGGCTATTTCGTGCACTACCAACATTTAAATAGCGCAGATTTTGGAGTCCCGCAAACTCGGGAGAGGCTCATCCTCCGCGCCTGTCTGGATGACCTGGTGCCTTCACTTCCGGCGCCGGTTCGATGGGTTGGCTGGTATGAGGCCATCGAAGATCTGCTGGATACGCTGCCGGAAAGCGAGTTCGCCCCGTGGCAGCTTGCCCGACTTCCCCAGGATCTCGGTGATTTCCTCATAGGTGGAGGAAATACGAATAAAACGATGATCGATAGCGCGGCGAGCCGCGCTATCGACCCGGCATTTACCGTCGCGGCTACGAACGCTTTGCGGAACAATCGGGCTTTCCTGGTTGATCATCGAAACGCATCTCGTGGAACGACGGTGCGTTTCGATGATCAACCGTCCATCACGATCGACACCGGCGTAATGCGCCGACCCTCCTCAACACCTTCCGCCTTTCTTGTGAGTGGCACGGATGCGAATGTGCGCGGCTGTGATAGTCACGCAGGGACTATCACAGCCGCGCAGGGGAAGGGAACCATCGCGCACCGCGCTTTTATCGTTCACGGTCAGGATCAGCGCACAATGCCCGTTCGCCAGGACGGTGAACATCGGCTCACCGTCCTGGCGAACGGGAACGGCAATTCCAATGTCCCTCGCGCCTTTATCGTTGATGGGCAGGCGAATGGGAATGGGGAAACGCTGACATGCCGCCAGGGTGAAGAATGGTTCTTCACCCTGGCGGCATCCTCCGCGAAGCGTCCTGCGCGGGCATGGCTGGAATGCGGGCGTGTCGTGAAAATGAACGTCCGTGCCTTGGCGCGATTTCAGTCGGTCCCGGGTTGGTACAAATTCCCTGATAGGGCGAACCTGGCTTGCACGATTATTGGCGGTGGGTTTCCCTCCCTGATGGCGCAGCGGATTGCTGAGGGTTTGTACGGATCGGAGTCCGCATGAATACCGCTGAACCGATGCTCGACAGTCCCATTAAGTGGGTAGGCGGAAAAAGCAAATTGCGCTCTGAAATCATCGCGCTCTTGCCTGCCGATGCCGAGTGCTATTGCGAAGTATTTGCGGGCGCGGCGTGGGTTCTATTCGGCAAACCCTCTCATCCCGTCGAAGTCATCAACGACGCGAATGGCGACCTCGTGAACCTGTGGCGCGTGCTGAAATGGCGACCTGCCGAGCTTTTGGAGCGCGTTCACCAGCACCTCTATAGCCGTGAAATGTTCATGGAATTGAGGCAGCAAAAGCCGGACGGCAGCGACGAAATGGAGCGGGCTGTGTGGCTCTATTTGCTCATCCAAATGAGCTTCGGCGCGGACGTTTCCAGAAGCCAAAGCGCGTCGTTTGGCTTCAGGAATAAATCGCGTGGCGATTTATTCCTGAATAAGAGCCTTGAGCAATTCCAGCCCGCATTCGAACGGCTGCGCGGTGTGTTCGTGGAGCATTCCGACTTCGAGAAATTGATCAGCCGCTACGACCAGTCGAACACGATTTTCTTTTGCGACCCGCCTTATTTGGACACATGCGGCTATGCCGAAGCCTTTGGGTTCCAGGACCATCAGAGGCTCGCAGAGACGCTGCACGGCATACAAGGGCGCTTCCTACTGACGGTCAACGACCATCCGGCGATACTCGATCTGTATAGCGATATGCGCTTGATTGAGATGGATGAGGCGCGTGCCAAGGCCCGCGCCTCGGAGGGCCGCAAAGCCGCGCCGATCCTCGTGATTATGAATTATGCGCCGCCACAGTCCGATGAAGCGACAGGACAGACGAGCCTATTTGATGATAAGGGCATCACGTGAATACCGATACCCTGGGTTTGTCCGCGAGATCTGAAATTCTGCGCCTGCGCGGCCTCCTAATGAGCGTACTGCAGATCTGGGAAGCGGGCTTGATGTTCGACAGCGGAACATCCGCCCTTTTCGATGGCGTGATTTACCGAGCCGTCCGCGCCAATTTGAACGTGATTCCGATTTCGCCCCTCGGCGGCGAGTACTGGATGAAGATCGGTCCATTGAACGAGAAGCCATGACACAGGCAATGACCACAGATTTACAGCAGACAGTCACGGAGATCCCCGTTGCGTCCCAGCCATCTCAGACCCTACAGGACAGGCATTTATCCTTGGCTCAGGAGTGGGATGTCCTGGTTTCAGCGCACGGACTCGACTATGCGCCAGCCCGCGCCCTGCAAACCGAAATGCGCGAGATTCGGCGTCAATTGAACGATGAAGCAGCCATCGAGCTAGACATTCTCGCCGGTCGAATCCCCATGCCAAAACACCGCGCACGCATGGGTATCACCCGGACTTTGAACCGAGAAATGGACGCCGATGAAGTGACGCCCGAATCCGAACCAAAGCCGAAAACTCGCAAGGGGAAACGAAGCACGACGCTGCCAAAACCTATATCCAATACTCCTCTCCATGAACACACCGAGGAGATTGTTGCGGCATACCGGGCAGGGGCGACACCGTATCGAATCGGGATCGACTATGGACTGAGCAACCGGAGAATCCTGCGTATCCTGACCGATGCCGGTGAACAGATCCGGCCACCCGCCAAGGGGCTTGATTACGATACGCTGGTAGCCAAGGTGAGGGCAGCATTTCCTGACACCGTACCAAGCGCTCCGACTATCAAGCGACTTCTTGGGGTGAGTGATTATGCGGCTGAGAATGTGGGGGAGAGGCTTTGAACTATCAGCACTATATCGACAATACGCCCGCAGGAGAGTGTCCTCACCGTTTTTGGAGCCAGAGACTTTCCGAGTTCGAGGGCCATTACACACTCCCCGAAGCGATTGATATGCGCACATTCCTGCACCAGTACATTGAGGATCGGCAGAAGGCTCTTGGGATCGAACCGAAAACAACCCGGAATACCAGGGTCCCCGTTACACCGTCTCGTGCGATAGAGAAACCGGTCATTCCCGTTGCGGTCATGCGTCCACCTCATCAAGAAATCGTCGTGGATGTAGTGGCTCAACAGAAGCGCCGGGAGCAAAAAGCACGGAGAGAATCGCGGCCCGTAACAGCCAAACCGTCAGCACGAGCCGCCGCAAAAGCTGCAAAACAGGAAGCGATTTGCCGGGTGTACCAAGAAGGCTATTCCTACTCGCAGATTTATGCCGAACTGCATGTGGATGGTCATGCGATCCGGGAGGCACTCAAGGCGGCAGGAATCCCCGTTCGACCGCAGGGCAAGACGATGCATGTGACTGATGAGGAAATCTTCGAGAAGTTCCGCGATGGATGGACGAACCGTCGGGTCTGCTCCGAGATGAGGGCCGGTGTTCAGAGAGTGGCGCAACTCAGGCGTGCATTCAATGGAGGGGCCGTGCAGTGAGTCTACGGATGTCGCAGGCGGAATTCGATGCCTTGATGGATGCTAAGAACCCAGGGCAGAAGAAAAAGCAACCTCGCGTTATGAAAGCCGCCCCTGTCCTGCCGCCAAGCTTCTATGACGGAAATCGCATCGTCGTGATTTTGCCGTTGCCTGACCGTCGTTTGCATCCGAACGGAGGGCGTCCACATTGGACCATCGTTCGTAAGCTGGTCGAGGAAACCAAGGCACTGGCGTATGGCACGGCCAAGGAGACGCTCAAAGGTGCGATGCCCGGGTGGACTGCAGCCCATGGTCTTTGCCGCATCTACCTGACCCGCAGTAATGTGGCCGATGAGGATGACATCAGGGCCTGGTTCAAGAGCTATATCGATGGGATTGCACTGGCGGGGGTGGTGACGAATGACCGTGTGATCCGATGGGAGAAGGATGAATTGGGCGCGGATCGCATGATGCCCCGAGTCGAACTGGAAATTATCAGAGGCGATGAAAAAAACAAATGACTGAAACCGAGCAAATCATTCACGGTGAGCATCAGGTGCCGAAATGCCGCCGAACAAGCCACTCTCGCCCCGTGCATCCATTCCGGGAAACCGAGAAATCCCATAAAGTGCGCGAGGATCGCACCGTCAATTTTTATTGCATCGCCCAGTGGCGCGGCGATGCCATGGAGCAAGCCCGGAAGGATGAAGATCCCGATGTGGGCGGCTGGTTCTACGGGGAGCCCACGACCGGGGAGCCGTGTGAATTCCGAGACATGGAGGCGGTTCTGTTCGCGCCGGGGGCGAAGGTGTTCCCGGAGGGTGATTGGGCGGCGACCGATGAGGCCATGGAGGCGCTGCACGGTTGGATGGCTGGCCGCCCGTGTCCTGAGACGCTCGACTTGTTTGCCGCAACCACGGAGGCAGTATGAGCGCGTTCCGAACCACTAACCCCACAGTCGTGCCGGGGCAGATGCCTTGTATCGGATTATGGCAACCCTGGGCATCGTTCATCGCCTGGGACGAGAAGCGATTTGAAACCCGGGGGTGGCGCACGGACTATCGGGGCCGCATCGCGATCCTGGCCGCCAGGAAGTGGGACCGCGAGATCAAGGGTTGGTGCTTGGAACAGCCTCACCGCAAAGTGATCTGCGCACACCTCAACATCGCGCAGGATGTGCCGGATTACTGGTTCCTGGAACGGGTTCGGGAGCGCATGGCGTTCGGGGCCATCGCTGCTACGGCGCGAATCACAAACTGCATCCCGACAGAACGGGAATCGCAGATTCGAGATGTGGTCTGGCAGTATGGGGCGCGGCACGAACTCAAGTTCGGTGACTACAGTATGGAGCGGTTCGCGTGGCGGCTTGAGGATGTGGAGGCGCTCGCGGAGCCTGTCCCATTCACCGGGCGGCAAGGATGGTTCAACGTCCCGGAGAGTGTGCTGAGAGGAGAGCGCGAGGCCGTCATAGAGACGGTGATGCCCGAGAAGCCATGCCCCCTGACGCTTGATCTATTCGCAGAGGATGTATGAACGGGTCAGGACGAGGAATTGCGCTTCAGGCCGGCAGACGCCTTGACGCGCTCAACATCGGCCCTGTAGAAGAAACGCTGCTCTTTTTCCAGAAGAGGATTGCCGGGGACAAACGCGAGCCCCCATTCAGCCATCCGCTTATAGAGAGTGGGGCGGCTGATGCCAAGGAGCTTGCAGGCCTCCGGGACAGTGAGTTTTTCGGTTTCATTCATAGCGAGAAATGCGCGGATCGAGCGCGCCGAAACGTCTATTCTGCTTCTATTATACACAACATTCATTCTTGTGTCTCTTTCGGTAACTATGGTAATTAGAGAAGACACAGAAACTATGGTAAAGTTGCGGTATAATTATGATGAGATTTATGCAAACACCGGTTCGATTTTAGGAGTTGAAATTACATGGCCCTCAAACTGTCAGTCGAAACGCATGGTAAGCGCGACGAGTACGGCTTCGACCCTTTTGACTTGATACCGAACTTCTCGCCGTTCACCGGTCGCAAAGAACGCTCCGAAGAAGCCATCCAAGCCATGGCCGAAAGCCTGCTCAAACACGGTCAGCAGCAAGCCTTCCTCTATCGGAAGGGCTATGACGGGAAGCCCATCCCTGTCTCGGGCCATACCCGCATCCTCGCCGCCGCCCGGATTACCGAACGATGCATGACCGGCCCGACGGGAGTCACCTACTCCCCGGAATCTCCCTTCATCATTTTCGGCACATACCGGCAGATGAACGAGGTCGAAGCAGTCATCCATACCTTCGTGGAGAACGACGACCCCACGCGCACACCTCTGAACAGTGTTGATCACGCATTGCTGATTCGGGTTCTGTCGGAATCGCATGGGTTGAAGGATTCTGAGATCGCGGCTCGGCTCGGCAAAGATCCTTCCTGGGTCGCCAAACATAAAAAGGTATTGGAGTTGGATGCCGGGACACAGGCCATGGTAGCCAGTGACACCCTCTCCCTGGATGCGGCGGTTACTGTGGTGGCGGCGATTGAGCCTTCGCAGCGTGCGGAAGTGATCGAGCGGGCGAAAGAGCAGAACAACGGGCGTGCGACATCACCGGCCATCACCAGGGCGGCTACCGAGATGGGAGCAACGACGGCAGGGTCATTGAAGAGGACGGACGCTCAGTTCAAGGAATGGCTTAAGGAAAAGGCCGATCAGTATTCGGCGGGGCCGGCGCAGAAGTTTTTCTTTGGTGTGCTGGATTGGCGGCTGGGGAAGATTTCCGACGCCGATCTCGACCAACTTCTGAAAGATGCCGTGAAACGTTAGGAGCCGAAATAGCATGGACCAGGATATCGTCGATGTTCTCAATGCACGCTGGCTCGAAATGCGGGATGACGCAGGAACTGGGGGAGTGCGCTTTAGCACCGGGCTCCTGACCGGCTTGCTTGCCGCTGGCGCAATCACGGAAATCGAGCGTGACGGATGGGCAGCGCGATTTAGTAGTTGCCCTGGGCATCAAGGCGGCAGCCGCGTTTGGTGTGGTTTCTGCGGCGATCTGTGCTCAGTCTGTGATTGCCTGAAGCATGAATGCAGATGCCCTAAGGATATTGATGAGTGTACCGCTGGGGAAGGCCCGCAGTCGCAGGGTGCCCCACCGATTTACGAAACGCCGCCGTATTCTGACGACGGCGGCGAATGCCCGAAATGCGGATTCTCCACCTGCTGCTGTGAACGCCTGCAAGTAGAGCAACAGTTAAGCTGCCTGGAAGAGACGGGCCGCGAATATTTCGACGGCAATGATCCGATGCCCTATAATCGCCAAACCTGCATTGTAAAGGGGAATGGCATTCGTGTTTTCAACGGCAATCGTCCAGGCGGTCCAAAGAAGCCGTATTGGATCACGCCAGGCGTTGAAGTGGATGATTTGCTGTTCGAGGGAACGGAATGGCGACCGGCGTGAGGATGTCCAATAGGCTTCTTGGCGACTTTGAGACATCTCTCCTGTTGGCGGTAATCAGCCTCCGGGATGAAGCCTACGGCCCGAAAATCGCGGCCGCCATCGAACAGCGCACGGGACGCAAACCGGCTCCAGGCGCGATATACACGGCACTGGCGCGTATCGAGCAGAAGGGCTATGTGACGTCCCGGGAGAGCCAGCCTGCGGCCATGCGGGGCGGCAGGCGTCGCCGGTACTACAAAGTTGAAGAGACTGGAATAGAGGCGGTACGGGCAAAGGCCGCGATGCTTTCCGATTTGAACGAAACGTTGAAAAGATGTCACTGAATCCATCTACAGCAACCCAACTGAAGAACAGCCTTGCCGTGTCCCGGATGTCCCGCGCTCAAGAAGCCGCCGACGACCTGGACCATCCCACTACCACGCCCGAACCATCACCCTCGCGCAAAAACCTGGAAGCAAGAGTATGGATTCTCACCGTCTGCACAAAGCTCATGTCCCGAATCACAGGCGAATTACTTCAGGGGAAACGACTCACTACACCGGACCGAACACTCCATTATGCGTGTATTGAGATGGTCCGAGTTTTGGAACATCAAACTGACAATTCTCTTACCACACAACGGATTTGGGATGCTTACGGGCGGTGGTTTCCAGAGGAGATTGTTACTCGGGCGCAATGGGATCGCGTGAGACCTTATGTCGCTCCAGCCGTGTTCAGGAGGGACGGGAGGAAGTGTGTCTATTGCGGGAGCGAGCGGGATATCACGGTGGATCATGTGGTGCCTATTGCGCGGGGTGGGTCTCATGAGATGGGGAATTTGGTGGCTTGCTGTGGGGCGTGTAATAGCTCCAAGGGTGATAAGACCGTCGAAGAATGGAAGCGTTAATGTCAGAGTTCGACGCAACGCAGATCATCAATACTCTGGAAACGCTCTTTGAACCCGGTTCTGTGGTCGAAATCCGGCTTCCGAAGACCGAGAAAAAGACCGTTCGGGGTTACTTCAACGATTTCCAGAAGGCGGCAGCAGCCATTCGGTCCTGGGACGGCCGGCACAATGTCTATCTCTCGCTCAACGAGGTCAATCCAGATCTCCTAGCACGTGCCGCGAACCGCTTAGAGCTATTCGCGGATACCTCAACGGGCGATACAGACATACGGCGGCGGCGATGGCTGTTCATCGACCTGGACCCGGAACGCCCTTCCAACATCTCATCCACTGATGCCGAGCACGCGGCCGCGAAGGAGCGGTCCTCGCAGATCGGCCGGTACCTGCGGGGTTTAGGCTGGCCCGAACCGATCGTATGCGATAGCGGCAACGGATGGCACCTGCTCTATTCCGTCAACCTGCCAAACGACGATGTGTCGAAAACGCTGATTGCGAGATGCCTTGAAGCCCTGGGACTGATGTTCAGCGACGACGCCGTAACGGTGGATCTCGCCGCCGCGACCGCCGCGCGCGGCACGAAGCTTTACGGGACGATGGCCTGCAAGGGAGATAGCACGCCAGACCGTCCACACCGCCGTTCGCGAATCGCGCACGTCCCGAAAGCCATCACGGCAGTTCCCCGTGACCTGCTACAGGCACTCGCAGACATTGTGCCTGAACCTGAACCGATTACGCGGCCCAACCGCTATTATGGTGGCGCTCCACGACCGGAATTCGATTTAGAAGAATGGATCTCGCGGCATGGGCTGCCGGTCAAGCGGGTGTGTGACTGGAAGGGTGGCCGGAAGTGGATCTTGAACCCGTGCCCATGGAGCGAGACGCACGCCGACAATGGAGCCTTTATCGCCCAGACATCCACGGGGATGATTGCGGCGGGGTGCCATCACGCGAGCTGCCAGGGCCATACGTGGCGCGACCTACGGCTGATGTATGAACCCGACGCCTACGATAAGCCCGAGTTTCAAGGAACGTTCCGCCCGTCCGACGGTCAACCTCTCGCAGCAATCCCTGCTCACGTCGCCGGGATGATGCCACCATCGCGGATTCAGGTGGTACGTCAACTCAATCAGGTCGAGCCTGTCGCAATAAGCGACGATTGGGACGAACCTCTTTCGCTGACGGAAGGTTCACTCCCTGATTTCCCGATTCAGGCTCTTCCAGATATTGTGCGCGACCATGTTGAGGAAGCGGCATCGTCCGTTCAGACGCCCGTGGACATGCAGGCCATGATGTCTCTGGCCTGTTTGTCCGCAGTCAATTCGCGACGGGCGAAAGTTCAGGTGGGAGGCGCGAGTCGCCTGCATGAAGAGACGCTGAACCTCTATATCGCGGTTGCCGCCGATCCAGGAACGCGCAAAAGCACGGCGCTCAAGACAGTGATGTTCCCGCTGCGGGCCTTGGAGCGCGAGATCGCACAGGAACTTGGCGCGGAATACAAATCGAAGCGCGATCGCTGGGATGCAGAAAACAAACGCCGTGAACATATGATGGCGTCGGCATCGAAAGCCGCTGACCCCGGCGAATCGTTGCGCTATTACCAGGCCGCTGACACGATTCTTGAGGATATCGGGATGAACCGGCCGCCCTCTTGTCCCCGGCTCATTGTCCAGGACATCTCCACGGAGAAGTTATCGAGCCTCCTTGCCGAGCAGGAGGACAACTGCCTCGCACTGATCAGCGCCGAAGGCGGCATCTTCTCGATCATCAAAGGCCAGTACTCCAGCAAGGGCGGCAGCGCTCCTTCGATGGACATCTACCTGAAAGCATGGTCGGGCGAAAGTCATGCGGTTGACCGGGTGGGCAGCGGCGAGACTGACCTGCCGTTCCCATTGCTCACCATGGGTCTGATGGTCCAGCCGGGCATTCTCCGGTCGCTTCTCGAAACAAAAACGATGAGCGACAACGGTTTTATTGACCGGTTCCTGTACTGCATCCCGAAAAGCCTTGTCGGGACGAGGATGTACCGGGACACTGGCGTTCACCTGACCGCGAACTACGGATACGACAAGCTCATCCGATCTCTGTTTGACCTGCCGAAGTCGGTGACGCCTGGTAATCCCGAGAGGCGCTTTACGATAACGTTCTCCCCGGAAGCCGTCGCGGTATTCGCCTATTTTAACAACGACGTGGAGGGTCGGCTTCGACCGGATCAAGATCTAGCAGGGATGCCGAGCTGGGTTTCTAAGCTGGCCGGGAACGTGGCGCGGATTGCTGGGAATCTGCACATGGTCACGTGCCTCGACACCGGCCGCCCGTGGGATACGCCCATTAGCGCCCTGACAATGGCGAATGCCTGCATCATCGGCGACTACCTGATTCCCCATGCCAAGGAAGCTTTCGGGGAAATGCGCTCCGATGATAACGCATCGCTCGCCAAGCGGCTGCTTGGATGGGCGCAGAGGCGAAAGCAGCCGCACTTCACAATGCGCGACTGCTGGAACGGCAACCGGTCCATCGGAAGCAAAGAGGCTGTAGACGCGGCGTTGCTTAAGCTCATCGACCATGGCTATCTGCGACTGGAGATGACGCCGCGCGATCCGGGCGTGCGGGGCGCGCCGCCAAAGCCGCGATTTGCCGTCAATCCAGCGGTATTGGCCCCGTAAGATGCCCTAATCGCCGTCCGTCCGAATTATGTAGTTTAGTGCAAATTACTGCAAAAAACCGAGACTACATAAATCGACCGAAAAATAAGATGGGGAATTGCCCGATTAATTCATTTGTCGAATTATGTAGTTTTTGTAGTCGCGTAGTCTAGACACTTTGAACAATATTGTAATCTATATTACTAAATATAGAGGCTTGGTTTTATATCATGAATGCTGAAGAATTAATAGCGAAGGCAAAAGCAGCCGGTTACACCGCGTCCACTCAGGAGAAAAACACCGGAAACGAGACTACAAAAACTACATTAATCGGCCAAAACAAAGCCCCGGAGGAACTCTACGCTCAGTCCGATGCCATTCAGCGGAAGCTCTCGAAGCAAACGGACTTCATCCGCTCGGGCAAGCAGCACGCCCGCCTCTCGCGCCGGGAATTGATCCAGGCCACCCGAAAGCTGCTGGATGATCTCGCGGCCGTCTCCGCACAGATCACGCCTGGGAACAAGCACGGTCATACCGACCTGCGGGACGGTGAATGCCCGTTTTCGCCCTATTGCCTGGATATATGGGCCAACGAGATCGACATGCTGGAGCGCGGCCACAACGCCACGCCGATTGACAAGAACGACCCGCCTGCTGGTGGTGCCATATCCGCACAGGGGGAACCCGAGACACCTGCGGCCGTTCAGCAATCTGCGCTGTTTTAACGGGAGTTTTCGCAATTATGGCAACCGAATCGATAACCGCAATCCCTAAAGCGGTCAAGAATCCGATCCCGGAACGATACCGGCTCACCGAAGAAGAGATGGTCGCGCAGTGCCGTGAGGCCGAACGACAGCTTCTGGACGCGGCAGCGGCTTTTCCTGCTGAAGCCGAGATGTATCACGATGCGATCCGACGGCTTTGGATTCGAATGGATGAGGCTCGGGAGAACCTGAAACTTCAAGCGGCTTTGATGCAAGAGGACATTTGCTGATGAGTACGCGCAGAACCATGGACCCTATGCGTCGCCGTGAAATCCTTCGCCCCATGGATCAACTTCCTGTCGGACCCAATGGGCGGCGATGCTGCCGGATGTGCGGCAAGGAGGTCACGCCGCCACGCCGTTGCTGGTGCAGTCAGGAGTGCGTGGACCGGTTCAGCATACTCACCGATCCCGGCTATGTGAGGGCCTTGTTATTCAAACGGGACAAGGGCGTCTGTGCGCTCTGTAGACTCGACACCGTGAAGGCGCATAAAGCATGGTCGAAACAGAAGGGCGAGATGCCTTACCAGGAGTGGCACGACGCCGGGAAGCAAATGGGCTTTATTAGGAGCAATTCCCGGAATGCTTGGGATGCCGACCATATCGTCCCGGTTTGCGAGGGCGGCGGGGAGTGTAGCCTGGAGAATTACCGGACCGTCTGCATTCCCTGCCACAAGGACGTTACGGCGGCGCTCGCGGCTCGCCGGGCCAAAAAGGAGTCTGCGTGATTCCTGAGACGTTCCGGTTTCATATGACGGGCTCGCCACGTAAGACCATTGAACAGCTTGACCGCCTTATGAAGCGATGGGATCAACTCCACTATTGGCACCGGGCAAGCGATGAACGCTGCTTCGTCGCGGATGTGCTTGATGACATCGCCTGGATAGATGCACAGCGCGTCACGGTGAAGATTTGGGTGGGAACCCGGCACGGACAAATCGACCGCCATGCCAGCATCGTGACCGTCACGGCATGGCCTGACCTCGGATAGACAAGGAGAGATAATTGAGCACTGAAGAGAAAGTTATTTCTGACGCGGAATTGCCGCTCAAACGAGAGGACAACGACGAACGCTGCCCCTGGTGCGGCGCACGCCAGGAAGACCTCTGGGAACGCGGCGATGACCTCGAATGCAGCTCGTGCGGCCGCGCATTCTCAAAAGAAACCGTCTGCAGCTATATCCTTCGTCCTGTTGAAACCGTGAAGTGTGATCGCTGCACGGATGGGAAGATGGCCGATGGTTCGCGGTGCTGTATCTGCTACGGCCAGGGAGTGCGAGAGAAAACCTGGCCGTACAACTCTCCGCTCGCAAAATCATGCCCGGAGTGTGATGGGACAGGCAGGGCTTGTTCCTTTAGGGGTAGCCCGTGCCGGACATATCACCCTTATGAGAAGTGTAGGAGATGTGAGGGGAGTGGGCGCGCAACACCGATCCGCAAAGTCGGGGATTGCGCGGAAGAGATCGAGGAGTCTGATGAAGCGGAGGAATCATCTGTTTCGGAAAGGGCGACATCATGACGGACCTTATTCACCGCGCTCTCATGGCGGTTGTCTCGGATGAAAAGCGGATCGCGGAGATTACGGCGAAGATGGCGGAAGCATCCGGTACGCGCCATCCCGCCTTTGCCGATATGAGCTATCTCCTGACGGTAGTGCATCGGCTCATGGCTGAGAACACCGAACTAAGGCGAATGAAGCCGGTTGCTGAAGCGGCGATAGCTCGCCACAAGAACAAGGGTCGCTACACGTCGGAGTCTCGCCTGGATAAAGCCGTCTCGGCCTACCTCGCCGCGTAGGAGGGCGGCACGAAGTGACGACAGAGTATCAAATTATCGAGACATGCGGCTGTGAGCGGTGCTTTGCCCACCGCCAGAATACTTTGCCCAAAGATGCACCATGGCAGGACCGATTTCTTGGACATGGATTCCGCTATGCCTGCGAGCTTTGCGGCAACAAGCGTTGTCCGCATCATACCGACCACACGCTCGAATGCACGCGGAGCAATGAGCCTGGGCAAAAAGGCAGCTCATGGGGGCATTACCCAATCGCAAAGGAGTGCGCGAAAGAGGCCACCAATTGACCACCACTTCTGCCGAAGAACTGCAACTCGAAGATGTTCTCCGCCGCAACGATGCGGCTCATAAAATGGTGTCCGATCTGTGCCACGGCCGCCGCGACTGGGTTATGAGCATTCCAGCCCGCGAAGACTACGATCCTGACCTCGTGATCGGTGCATCTCTCCGAGACATCCCCGAAGTACTGAGTGAACCACTTGAAGCATTGGACGCACTGGGGAAATACAGCGCAGAGCAGCGAACGGAAAGTGAAATGGAGCTTGCATTATGAGACTGGATAGTTTTGGCGAATGCCCTACAGTGACACCTTCGATGACCTACGAGAATTTCCGTAGCACCGTGTTGCAGGTTGGTCGGTTCTCATGTTTTGAGGCGACCGCGAATGACCGGTCAGCGGATTTCTATACCCGGCTTTGTCGTGATCCAGAGGTTGAGACCACGACCTTGGGATATCCGTGGACTGCGGTGAAACGCAAGACAGACATGGAAAACCCATAGACACTTTTCTGACACCGGGAAACCGAAATAAGACCAATAAATACCGATAAGGAACCAATTAAACCATGGCATACGCCGCAAAAATCATCGCTGATAGCATCAACCCGGCCGAAAATCGGCTGACGACGTTCGAGATAACATTCCCGCGAATCGTGCTCGCAGAGTTCAATACGCACCGCCTCTTCAGCCGCAACAGCGCGTCGTCGCGGGCCATCCCGGTGGCGAAGATGCTGGAGCGCGTTAAGATCGATCCATTCCTGCCCGTCTGGTGGGGCAAGAACCAGGGCGGTATGCAAGCAGCAGAAGAGCTTGACGAAGCAGACATGGCGCTGGCGAAGGAAGATTGGCTCACGGCTCGGGACCGTGCGGTGGAGTGCGCAGAATGCATGCTGAATCACCATGTCCACAAGCAGATCGCGAACCGCCTCCTGGAGCCGTTCCTGTGGCACACGGCCATCGTTTCCGCGACGGACTACGGCAATTTCTTCGCCCAGCGATGCGACCCGCTCGCCCAGCCGGAAATCCGCGTGATCGCCGAGATGATGCGCGATCTGTATTTCTCTGCCACTCCGAGGCGTCTTGAGGCCGGACAATGGCATTTGCCCTACATTGAGGCGTTGGACATCGAGTGGGCATATCGCGAGTTCGAAGGCCGTGCGCCAGCCGAGCGTATCAGAGAGATATCGGTGGCCCGGTGTGCTCGGGTGAGCTATTTGACGCACGATGGCAAGCGCGACCCATCCGGGGATTTGAGTTTGTTCCGGCGGCTGACGACCGGCGGGCATTGGAGTCCATTCGAGCACGCGGCAAAAGCACTCTCGATGCCGATTCAATCGGGCAACTTCGTCGGGTTCGCCCAGTTCCGCAAGGATTTCAAAGAGGAGATGCGCAGTTACAAGCCTGCGCAGGAGGCCAACCATGCAGCCTGAAACCAAAGTTAAACCGGAGGCCATTGACCACCCTTCTCATTACCGGGCCGAAAGCGGGATCGAAGTCATTGATGTGATCGAGGATATGGGACTCGGATGGGGGTTCTGTATCGGTAACGCGATCAAATACATCGCCCGCGCCGGTGAGAAGGTGCCGCAGGGCAAGACGAAAACCGAGGCGACCATCGAAGATCTCAAAAAGGCACTCTGGTACCTGAACCGGGCCAACAATGACCGTGGAGCGCGCGTTCTGGAATGCCCGATCATTGAGCTGAATGAGATTGCAGAGGCGTGGACGCTTACGGAGAAGCGATATGTGGCGATTCAGCAGATCGTCTACATGGCTATCGGCAACGGTGTGCGGCAATCCCTAAATGCCGCCATTACGGCCATTGAGGATGAGGTTACGGAACTCGAAAAGCAATGATCTGTCCTGCCTGTGGTGGCCGCAAAACCATCAGCAACAGCCTCGCACCATGTGGACAACTCCCATGCCTGTTGTGTGACGGACAGGGCGTGGTCACACAGGATAGGGCGCTGGGGTTCGAGGCCATCACAGGGGTGATGCCGGTTATGGCCGAGACGCCACGACAAACGACTTTCGATTTAAACGACTGGAAATAGATCGCGATAGGAGAAATCACATTGGCAAAAGTTTATCTAGCGGCTCGATATAGCCGCCGTGAGGAATTATGCGGATACCGCAAGGAACTGGAGGCACTCGGGTTCACCGTGACAAGCCGATGGCTCAATGGCAACCATCAGGTCGATGACAAGGGACTGAGCGAAGAGGGTTTGGCCGAGGAACGGGAGCGGTTCGCCGTTGAGGACTGGGACGACCTTTTCGAGGCCGATTACTGCATCTCGTTCACGGAGCCGCCACGGAGCGGCAATAGTCGCGGCGGCCGGCATGTCGAGTTCGGTGCGGCAATGGCTTGGAACATGACCTGCATAGTCGTGGGCCATCGTGAGAATGTCTTCCACTGCCTGCCGATGGTCCAGTTTGCCGAAACATGGCCCGAAGCGCTGAAAATCGCTTCCTCGTGGGTTTCCAGTGGTCCCCTGATTCAGGAGTGTGTCTGAAATGTTGACCCAAGAGAGAATTGACGAAATCAAGGCACGTGATGCGGCCGCAACACCCGGTCCATGGCAATGGCGATATTATGGCGGCAAAGAAGATCCTCAGTTGACCGCGCCTCACTCTGGACTGCTCTGTATCATGGACTTCGTGCGTCGGGGTATGCACGGTGCCGAACCCCGATTCGCTGAACGAACCAAGAATGACCGTGGCGGTATCATGCGGTCTTTCAGTGAGTGGTGGAAGCGGGACATGAATCACGCTTTGCTGCCGGACGCTTCATTCATCGCTCATTCCCGGCAGGATGTGACGGACTTGCTTGCGGAAGTGGAGCGCCTTCAGGGAGTGGTCAGCACGCAGCAAAAGGCCATTGAAGATATTCGTAGTAACTGATCTCCCGGCTAAAGCCAGGGAGGTTTGTCCCTAATTACATTGCTGTAATCGAGACCATAGGGCAAGTTACAATGCCCCGTGCCTGGATATTGATCGCCCCCACAAGGTCGGCGTTCATTTCCAGGCCACATTCTACGCAAAGGAATTCGCTTTGGCTGCGGCGGTTCTCTTTGGCGCAATGACCGCACGCAGGACAAATCCTGCTGGTGTTGCGCGGATCGACAACAATCAGTGGAATACCGGCAGCCTCGCACTTGTAGGTGAGAAACTGGCGCATCTGATTGAATGCCCAGGAGATCCGCTCGTAGCGGTGAGTCTTCCGTACCGTTACTCGGTCGCGAATGCCTTTCAGGTCTTCGATCGCGAGTGCCTTTTGCTCAACGAATGCCTTGCTCACAAGATGCTTCGAAATATTATGGTTGACCCATCGCTGATAACGAGACTCCTTTTGCCGGATACGCTTCAGGTGTCGCTTGGCCGACTTCGTACCGCACGACTGAAGCCCAGCACGAAGTTTCTGAAACCGTCGGCGACATTGTTTGACGGAATCGCCCGAGTGCATTTCCCCGTCACTATCGACCGCGAGATTGATAACTCCAAGGTCAACACCAATAACGCCAGTCGGGTCTATTGGCGGCGACGTGGGCAGATCGATAGTCACACAAAGCCAGAAAACGCCGTCGCGATAAATGAGGTCGGCCTGTCCTTTGGCTCTATCGATCCTTGCGGACTGATAAGCGCCATACCGTATCGGGACAATCTCTCGTCCGGCCAAGCACAGCAGCGAAACGTGTGTCAGCCCCTTAAAGCTCATAATGCGCTGATCGTAGACCATCGCGCCGTAGAGGTCGAACTGAACGTGAATGCGCCGGTCACGCTTGTAGGCTTCACAGGCTTTCGCAATCGCTCGGATCGCCATTTGAGACGAAAGGCCATAGGTGCCGCGAAGCTCGCCGTACACGATCTTTTGGAGCGCGATCTTGTTCGCAAGACGCTTCTCATAGGCAACATCGGCAACATACTGGCAGCCAATATTGAAAGCCTCCATCGTTTCCAGGAGCGATTTATACTGCTCGGGCGATGGTTCCAATTTCAGGACGATTACTTGCTTCATGTACACTGAATTATACCCTATTCAGAGTAGAATTAAAACAAGAAATACTCAATACAAGAAGGAAAGGACGGCATTCCTCCGGGCGCTGAAGCGAACGGGCTTCCATGCCGAAGAGTTTACTGTGAAATTATGAGAATACTCGCCATGAGTGATATTCATAGCCGGTTCGAAAAGTTCGACCCAGCAAAACTTCCCGCCGCTGATGTGATCGTAATCGCAGGAGACATCACCGAATTGGGGTGCAGGCGTCCATGGGAAATAGAACGGGCTACGTGGTGGATGCAGCAGTTGGGGCTATCCACCCCTGTTCTCTGGATACCTGGCAACCATGATTTCGGCCTGCACCCGCTTTCATTCCCTTGGACGGGAGCAAAGAGTATTGACCAGATGGCATCCCGTCCGCGCGAGGGCTGGCCGTCATTCTATGGGGTCAATATGTCGCCTTGTTATAACATGCCTCAGATCGCATCGATGTGGCGGGACATGACCACGCGCCCCGAAGTCGAACAAGCTGCCTTCGAAAGAATACCATTGGGTACGGATGTGATTGTTTCTCATTGTCCTCCCTTTGGGGTGCTGGATATGGCGGCCGATGGATCACATATTGGCAGTCAGGCGTTACTTGATAAGATCCATGAGATCAAGCCGAAATTGGTGATATGCGGGCATGTGCATGAGGCGGCGGGGAAGGCGCTTGTTGGGGGCACGTGGGTCTATAACGTTGCCTGCGGATGGGCCGTGATCGACACCGATAGGCTTAAGGGAGAGTAGGGATGGAAGCAAATCAGCAGCATGGGGAGGGTATGCCGGGTCAGTATCGCGATCCTCCGACCGTGATCCGGGAATGGCTGGATTATCTGCGATCAACCGACGCACGATGGCCGCATATCAGCGATGCCGAGGTTGCGCGCTTAACGGGCCTGTCAGACGATATTGTCCAGGTGTTCCGCTCCACCGACAGAGAGAACCTGGGCGGTGTAAGGCGCAGGCACCGAAAACGGCAGCGATAAACCGAGCAACCGGCCTTATCCGTAAATTGCGTATAGCGTGATGACCATAATGATTTACATCCAACCAGGGATGCAGTAAAATTTATTCAACCAGGCAATACCCGCGCTTCACCTGGAAATTGGAGCGCGGGCTTGTATGACAAGATTTGATGGTGTGCAGGTGGTCTAACACGAAGGGGTCGGCAATTTCCGAACCGGGGCGATTTCGAATAGTCCTGTAAATAGGATCAGCCCGGCCCTCTAGATCTTCAGTTTGTACACACGTATCGACCCGATACGTGTGTTGTGTGGTGGCTTGAAATGATGACATGGCAAGGTTGTTATGATGAAGGATTGGGTTTCGCTGAAGCCGCCATTGAGATGAATTGTTCAAAGGGTACCGCTGCGAAGCGCCTAAAAGAACTCAAAGAAATTGATGAGGCGCGAATAGCAGCATCCAAAGAGAGAATGGCGGCGGCCGAAGCCAAGTCAGCAAGGTTTCTGTCTCTGCAAGCCAGGAATCTCACGAGAACCCGCAAGATTGACGAAACCCGAGTTGATGTAGTTTCTCGTGAGGAAGCGCGCATCCGGCATCATGAGAGACGCACGCATTTGGGTTTCACGCCCCGTCCATATACGCCAGAAGAATGGCAGGCGCTCTGTGATAGGCACGATAACCGCTGTGCGCGGTGCGGATCTGATGAACCCTTGACAGTTGATCATATCATTCCGGTGTCCAAGGGCGGCTTGAACAACATTGAAAACATTCAGCCGTTATGCCGGTCGTGCAATTCGTCCAAAGGTGTAGATGACACAGACTATCGTAAGTAAAATTCGAATCTAGATTGGAGGCTCCGGGGGACCAAGCCTCGCGCTCAATGCGCCAACTCCCGTAAAAACCACGAACACCAAAAGGCGCTCCAATGCCCTGCGTGTCCGTGGTTTTTCTTATGTGTAAGCGTGCTGCCTTGGAGATGTTTATGCTGACGTGGGATGAATGCTACCGGCAAGGATTGAGCAAGCGGGAAGCCGCCTTTGAGATGAACTGCGACGCCAAGACCGCCAGCCGTGCGCTCAAGATGGCGGGCGAGAGAGTTCGCGAGTACGCCGCGATGAATGCGGCTCGGAACGCACGTGACCTTCACCGCATCGCCCATGCCGAAACCCGGCCCAAATCGGAACGATCTTCCTACCCTGTTCCTCTCCTGGAAATCTCGGACCTTAACCTGGGCGTCACCCGCTCTCCCGTGGGACCGCTCACCGACACCATGCGCAACAAAGCCGCCCAAGGGATTCCTTTTGCTGAAATCACCCCCAATTATGGGAATGAGCGTCACCCCAAGGATTCCCTTTCACGTGCCCAGAGTGAGTTTGATGCTACTGAACGGTACCGCGAGGCATGGAGCCGTATCGATGCTCGCGAGGCTGCGGCGGGCACCCCATGAAGACCATCACCTACACTTTTAGCCCTGGCGCTCCTGTAACAGCGATGGATCAGTTCGCCGCGGCAACCGTGGTGCATGGTTGGCAGGACCGTTCCCGCGTTGTCATCATGGGGTTTTGTGGCCGCGTCTCGGTTGTGGACACCGGCACCTCAAGACGCTATGCGCCGCCCCAGGAGCGCACTGGGAGGATGACGCGGCAAGGCTCGCTCTTCGATCTGGCCGCCGAAACCGAAGGGCTGTCCGAAGCGTACTGGACCGCATGAAAGCTTCTCGCGCCGCCTTTTCAGCCGCCGTTCGGAATGGCGCTCGCCCTCACCTTTAACACTTCGTCTCCGGCGTGTGACCCTTGGCCCGGTACAGGCCCTGCTGAGTTCCCGCGTGATGTTCCGCGAGACCGCCACTCAGCACACCACCCCCGCGCCGGAGACGATCAAAAGATAAGTTCTGGTCATCTCCATGTACGCACTCCTTTATGCGATCTTTATTGGTGGTGCAGTCTGGATGGTTTCTGTGTTGGGTGATGATGCCCTGAGTCCTGTGATGCTTGGGGTTGTTCTATTTACTGTGGTGTCGTGTGCGGCTGGTGGTGCGATGGCTCTCTGTTGCCAGGGTGTGGAGGAATGTGATGAGCTCTGAAGTCGTCTGCAGCAACCTGCCGGATTCATGGATCGCGGAGAACTCCCCGGTGGCCGAGTGTCACAAGCCTGTTCGGGAAGTGCGGTTTCTGCTGGATTATGTGTTTCCAGTGAAGCCGAAGGATTGTGACGACGAAACCATTGATGAATACCTCGAAGCTTGCGAGGAGGCTGCTGCTTGATGGCCCCAATCTTCTATGCTCACCGCTGCGAGATCGTCACGCCGTCCATTGTCTACCGGCTGGGCAACTGTACTATTGCGTTTCCTGTGGACGTGCGAGAGACGACTAAAGAAGATGCCTCCAAGCCTCGAAAGCCGCGTATTTGTGACCGATCGCAGGATTGGAAGCGGTCTGCTGGATTGTTCCGCACGAGAGTTTGTGTCATGACGGCGAGTGCCAGGGATCGCGGACAGTGGGCGGGACGGTATCGGCAGCGACGACGTGAAAAACGACACGCCAGGAGAGCGATATGACACCCCACTGGATAATCGCGCTGCACGATCCAAACGTCACATTTCTCCTGTTCGATGTTTTCTGCGCCGGGATTATGCTCGGCTTGTGGGCGCAGTACAAGATCGACGGAATTTTCTTGGAGCGTCATAGGAGTAAATCCGATGATTGAGCGGATACGGCGGCGTTGGCGGCAATTATTCCCGCGCCTCGGTTGGAGATGAGAGTTCCTTGAGGTACCGAGATGCATGCTGTACACCCCACGACTGGCTTTATGCAGGGTGCGCTCGTGGTCTGGGGCATTATCGTCGCCATCACCCTCATATGCGCGTTTCTGTTGTGGCTGCTGATCGTCACCGACGCTAACAGGCAAACCAAAGAGTACATCAAACGCCACGGTCAGCAATGAAAATCCATCCTCAAAGGATACCGACCGTCAATGACCATCGAAGACATCGCGAAGACCGCGCATGAAGTGAACCGGGCCTATTGCAGCGCCACGGGCGACGATACCCAGAAATCCTGGGAGGAAGCCGACCAGTGGCAACGCGATTCCGCCATCAAGGGTGTTCAGTTCGCCATCGACAACCCGGACCTCACGCCCGCCGACCAGCATGATGCCTGGACAGCCGACAAGATTGCGAACGGCTGGCGGTACGGAACCGTGAAGGATGCGGACGCAAAGAGGCATCCCTGCCTTGTGTCTTACGATGCGCTCCCCGAGTTCCAGCGAACCAAGGACTACCTGTTCCGCGCCGTCGTCAAGTCCCTAGTCCCGCTGATTGGATGAGGCGGGTAAGCCGGAATTGCAGAGGCAGACCATGGGCAACGGGTATCCGAGACACATCAAGAACCTCCGCGACCGTCAGCGCCAGATATCGCGCCAGTACGACAATCGCGAAGACCTTGAGGCGGAGATGCAGGAGCGACGGGAAGAACCCCGAGCCTGCACACTGCTTCAGGATTGTCCTTGCCGCTATTGCAAGCACGCCAGAGCGTTCGCTACAGCATCCCAACAACGCGAGAGATAGTCTCCGATGGACGATGAAGTGATAATCGCGGATGAGCCGGACGAAACCCCTGATTCCCGTGATTCCCAGGTTACCCGGCGATGTTTGATGGAGCAATCCGTCATCAAGCGTATCCAGGGTTTTGCGAACAGGCAGCAGAGACTTACCAAAGCGCGGATTGAACGGGGATACGTGCTTCCCGGAGAGCCACTGTTCGAAGTCTGGTAGAGGTGGTTGTCTACTATTCTTGAACGGAAAATGCTCGAAAACACGGCAAAACACCCCGCGTATGCTGGATAAGTAGTAGACACCGCGATGCCAACTGAGAAGCAAAAGCGCGAGGCTGTGCGAAGTCGTCCCTTCCCGCCCAAGGCACTATCCCGCCCGAATGGTGGCGATCTGTTCGTTCCTGCCATGGAAATCGGTGAGTGGGCGCTTGAGCATATCATCGCTCAGGACGGCGCGATCCATAACCCAATTCACAAGCACCTTCGGTTTGCCCAGGTCGGATGGCTATGGAGTTCTGTCCCGCACACAAAGAGCGGGATCACGATTGTCGGCATGTGCGAGCAACCGCGCTGCAACGGCAACAAATGGCTCAAGGCCCGGGTGGACTATCAGCTCACGCAGTTCTTCGGTCCCAAGAACCTGGACTTCCTTATCACGCTCTACGCGCCATATTTCGCCAGGGCTGACGACGGCACGTTCTGCTGTGCGGCCGAGCATGAAATGGCGCACGCCGGACAGGCGGTCGATGAGGACAATGTGCCGAAGTTCAGCAAGACCACGGGGCTTCCCCAGTTCGCCATGCGCGGGCATGACGTCGAAGTGTTCGTGTTCGAGTGGGAGCGGTATGGCGCGGGGAAATCCGCTGGCAAGAGCGCGGAGCTCGCGAAGTTCGCGAACACGGAGCCGACGATCGCACAGGCCAATATCGCCCGGGCGTGCGGCACCTGTTTGAGAGCATAAAACGGTCATGAGAGTGTAACGGTATGGCGCGGGGGAAAGCGACGAATGGAGAAGACGAGGGGGCAGTCCTGGGGGCACTCCTCGCCGGGCAGGGCGTCTCGGAAACCGCCAAGGCGTACAACCTGAGCGAGTCCACGGTGCGCAGCATCCGGGACCGGGCCAAGCGCGAAGGTAAGTTCGCGGAAGTTCGCGATAAAAAGGATGGGGGGATCACGGAGGGCAAAATCGTCCGGTACCTCCATGCCAGCCTTGACGCGCTCGCGGTTCAGGCCGAAGTCGCGAGCGATCCCGAGTACCTCAAGGGGTTCCCGCCCCAGCAGCTTGCGGTGCTCTACGGCGTGATGTCGGATAAGAGCATCCGGCTGATCGAGGCGCTTTCCTCGGCGGATGCGGCGGCAGGCAAGAGCCATGATTCTATCGACGCCGATCCGGCTTCCACGGATTGATACCCCCTCATTTCGTTTCGCCAAAGTCAGCGAGGAAGACAAAAAGAAGCTCGCCGCAAAACTGCAACGCGCTTCCCTGACGGCAGAAGAGCGAAAGCTTGCCATTGCTGCCCGTGCCTCCCTCGCTACGTTCTTCCGTGAAGGGTGGCATGTCCTGGAGCCGACCACGCCGCTGGTGTGGAACTGGCACATGGACGCGATCTGCGACCACGTGCAGGCGATGCTCGAAGACTGGATGGCCGTGCAGCGTGCCCGCATGAAGGGCTTGCCCGAACCCGAGCAGCGGTTCAAGAGTTTCGTGGTCAATATCCCGCCCGGTACGGCGAAGTCACGCATCGTCAGCGTCTACACAACGGCGTGGATGTGGTTGCATTGGCCTTCCTGGCGAGCCATCTTCACGTCCGGTTCGGAAAACCTCGTTCTTCGGGACTCGATGTATTGTCGGGAGTTGATCGAGTCGAGTTGGTATCAATCCTGGTTCGAACCCAAGTGGTCGATGGCTGCCGACCAGAATGCGAAGGGTTTCTACAAGAACACCGCAGGGGGTTTCCGGCTCGCGGCGACGTGTGGGGGAAAACTCACCGGAGATCGGGCTGATGCCTTCTTTGTCGATGACCCCAACGACGCTAAGGAAGTGCTCTCGGACGCCCTGCGGCAGTCCGTGAACGACTGGTGGGATCTGAAGGCTGGCAACCGCGTCAACGATATGATGTCGTCCCTGCGCATCGGCATCATGCAGCGCTTGCATGAGCGCGACTGGACCGGCCACGTTCTGCCCAAGCTCCCCGACCTCTACCACATGGTTCTTCCCATGGAGTACGAGATCTCCACGAGCTGTAAATGCCCCAGTTGCCAAGAAGGAAGATCCCCGTTAGGGTTCCGAGATCCACGTACCACTCCGGGCGAATTGCTTATGCCGGATCGGTTTCCGAAGTCGGTGTTGGAATCGGAGCGGCTGCGGCTTGGGACGGCGGGGTATGCGGGGCAGATGCAGCAGCGTCCGGCGCCGGCCGAAGGAACGATCCTCAAGGCGCGCTGGTGGCGTTTCTGGGTGCCCAAGGGTTTCCGCACGGAACCGTACCCCCTGCGCCTCGACAACGGCGATATCGTCTATTGCCCGGTCATCGAACTGCCGCCCTGGTTTGATGAGACCATTCAGTCATGGGATATGGCGTTCAAGGGCGCTGTCACAAGCGACTATGTGTGTGGGCAGGTCTGGGCGCGGCTCGCGGCTGACGCCTTTCTGCTTGATCAGGTCCATGACAAGCTGGATTTTACGGCAACTGAAGCCGCACTCCTTGCACTGTCCGCAAAATGGCCGCAGGCAACATCCAAGCTCGTTGAGGACAAGGCGAATGGTCCGGCCATTATCGCGTCGCTGAAAAGCCGCATCCCAGGGCTGACGCCCGTTGAACCCGACGGGGACAAGATTGCCAGGGCTCATGCCGTGACGCCCGTCATTGAGTCAGGCAATACGTACCTGCCGCACCCTGACATCTTCCCATGGGTGCATGGCTTCATCGGTGAATCGTCCGCATTCCCGGCTGGCGCGTATGACGATCAGGTGGACACGGCCACACAGGCTCTGCGCCGGCTGCTTGTCAAGGAGGGCGGCAACACCCGCGAAGCATTGCAAGAGGCTCAGCGTGTTACCGCGCAGCTTCCCCGCTCTCCTTACGGAACCTCGAAGGTCTGGTGACGTATGATCAAGTCAAAACCCGTCGCTAGGTCACTCCAGCCAGTCAGTAAGCCGATCGACGCCTTGACGGCATCCGCTTACGTGCGGGACCAGATGCCCGTCGTCCTGGAGACGCGGGACCGCTTCAAATCGCTGATGGCGGGCTATGACAGCATCTACGCCGCCTCGTTCCGGTTCGCGCAGTTCAACCTGGACCAGCTCATCAACCAGGTTGGTTTCGATAAGTTCGATGAGATGTTGACGATGGCGGCGTGCCGCGCCCCGTTCGACATCAAGCGCTACGCGATCCTCTCCGACGGCTGGGACATCGTGAGCGCCATCCGGGAACCTGAAGACCCCGATTTCGGTAAAGCGGACGAACTCGCGCAGTTCACGAAATATGTGCTGAAGAATATCCGCAACGACCAGACGGACTTCCCGCAGGACTTCCTCGCGGTGCTGTTCGAGCTGCTGCGGGGATGCTGGGACGGCTGCCACGTCTCTGAGATGACCTGGAAGCGCTTCAAGGGCGGCAAGTACAGCGGCAAGACGGGGCTGGAGTACATCGCCTCCAAGCCCGCGCAGGAGATCGGCTGGGATCTGGATCTGCGGACCATGGCCCCGATCAACGTGGATGCCTATTCGCCCCTCGAAGGCTACCAGAAGCCGCTGCCCGTCGAGAAGGTGCTGATCTACACCCACAACCCGAAGCGCGGATTGCCCTACGGGGATGGGGACGGCCGCTCGTGCTACAAGCACTGGTGGATACTCGACGGCATCCTGAAGTTCTGGACCATCGGCTGTGAACGCTTTGGAAGCCCATTCCTGGTGGTCAAATACCCTCTCGGCGATACCGTCGCGCTAGCTGCCGCGTCAGCCGCCATCGACTCGGTGCGCAGCGGATCTTCATTACTTCTCCCGGAAAACTGTGAATACGAGGTCGTCTCACTCGATGCAAAGGCGCTGGAGGGGTTCAAGATGGCGGCTGACTGGCACGTGCAGCAGATCGCAACCGCCGTGCTTGGCAACACTCTCACAACGGGCACGACCGGCGGGACGAACACCAACGCCCTCGGGAAGGTCCACGAGAATACGCAGCAGTTCGGCTTCGACTTCACACGCAAGATGGTCGAGGGTGTGCTGAGCAATCAGCTCGTGCGGCGACTCATCCGCTACAACTATGGTGACGACGCCCTTGATCTCTGCCCCATGGTGTCGCTCGGGAAGGCCCGCAAGAACCTGCTCGCGCTCGCCCAAGCGTTCGGGGAACTGGTCCAGATCGGGAACGTCGCCCCGACGGCGAAGCTGATCCGCGATGAGATGGACCTGCCGCCCATCAGCCCGGAAGAGCAGGAGATGCTCGACCAGGCGCAGCAGTATGCGGACCTCGTGAAGAAGACCCAGCAGATCGCCGGTCAGAAGCCGCAGAACGTCACGAGCAAGCCTGCATCCGGTGACGGCGACGCCACCGGCGACAACCCAACCCAAACGACCGACGGCGCACCCGGTAACAACGATTCCAAATAGCATTAATTTGACGCGATGCTATTCACGATCATTCGCGTGGCTGGCGCATTTTTCCAGCCTCAAACCATCCTGAAGGGGAATTCTCCATGCCACCGAAATCTGCAACTTCCGCACAGTCGGAACTCGATACCACGCAAGCCGAAGACCGTGACTATGACGCCCTCTTGGCCGAAAACGAGAGGCTCACCGAGCAGAACGACGCGATGGCCGCCAAACTCACGCGCCTCGAAGCGCTCGTTGAGAAGGCGCTGGCTGGCGGGGGTGCCGTTGCTTCATCCTCCACTGCCGTGAATGACGGGGTGGATCGCTTCGCCGTCGAATATGCGCTCTCGGAGGGCGTTCCGGTCGCGAACCTGCGCCTCGTGAACGTGATCCGCGAGGGCGGCACGCAGGCTCAAGCGTACCAGGGCACAAAGGAGAACCCCGGGTTCTCGCTTCCGGCGGGCGTCAGCCCTAGCCGCCTTGTCCGCGATCCGCACAAGCGGCGCAACCACTGGCTCGATCCGAACACGAACCAGACCTTTGTCTGCCCCGAAGGCTGGCAGCCCTCCTGGGGTGCTCTCGCCCCCATGGCGGCATAACAGTCCGCAGGTACAATGAGAGTGGTCAGGTGACGGAGGCGCTATGCGCTGCTCAGGTCTATCGTTGATATGCGGTGAATAGCCGCGCTTGATCGGCTAGACGGGCTGTGTGAGGCCGAAGACTCGATACGCAGACCGCCATGGGTTCGAATCCCATCCTGACCAACCTCCTCCTCTTTGCGATCTGAGGCTATCCCATGAGTAGCGTCACATTCCCGTTTCGCCAGAGCTTCCATTCCATCATTGCCGGGGCTGCGACCGGGGCGGGACTGGCGGCGAGCGTTTCCACAACCTGCGTGTCCTTCGGGCTTCAGGTGGAGCTTGGGCCGGTTGGAACGCCGCCCACCACAGCTGTTGTGACACTGGAAGGCTCCTGTGACGGCGGTACGAAATGGTTTACGCTCGGGACATGGACGCTGACCCCTCAAGCCAGCGGCGACATCGTCTTTGTGGTCGATAAGCCAGTCTCGCAGGTGCGTGCAAATTGCACATCGCTTTCAGGTGGCACGAACGGCACCGTGGATGCCTGGATCTCCGTAGGGTAATTCCTCGGGCGGTTTTGAATCAGTTGGCCCTGGGCAGCGGCGACGGCCGTGAGACGATACCCACCGTCTCATGCTCAGGGTCTTTGTGTTGTCTGGACGTAAAGGGGCAACACCAGTGGGAGCGCTCTGGGGAGGGCGCGAACGATGCCATCAGCAATCGAAGAAAGACGTATTAAGTGCTTTTACGTGACACAGGGGACGATACTGACCGCGCTTCAGGGCAAGGCGGCGGTTACGGTAGAGTTCCTTCCCGACGGTGCCGAATTCGTCGGCATGGAGTTCAATTTCCAGCGCCAGGCGTTCTGTGTCACGGTGTCGCATTCCACATTCCCGCTCCTGTCAGTCTATGCCAATATGGAGGAGCTTCGAGCGACCGTACGTGAGGTGGACCCAGCCGGTTGCCCCGTGGATCAATCGCCCGATTCGATTTACGTTTCCGTCCTTATCGTCGGTCCCAATGAAGTCGGATGGGAAACCAAGCCATACCGGTTCATGAAGGCCGATATGGAGGGGATGGAGTGGACCCAGAAGAATCTGGCCGAATGTATTTATCCGGTCATCGCACAGTTTTCCGGCACGAAGACGTGTGGGCGCGGCTTTGTCCAGGTGGAGTTTCAGTCGCCCTCCTTCTGCAACCCGGATGGTAGCAGGCAAGTTTTCTCGTATCGTTTCAGGGATCAATCGGATACCGGTGATATGCCGGTGTGGGACGCCGCGATCCTTTGCGCTGAACGGCTTATTGCGGACTTCGCGGAACTGAAACGCCATCAGAAAAGCGAGGCCGCAACATGCAAGCAGTAACAGCGCCTTGTGAAGCCACCACACCTCAAACCGAATGGGAGTGCCTTATCCCGCCGTCCGGCTTCCTTGCAATCGTAGGCTGCGGCAATCTCTGTCGCCAGCTATTGGAACATTTCCCGGACGGTATCCCAGGATATCCTATCGTCGCCTTCATGGATAACGATGGTGCGAAACACGACTTAGCCGTTGGTTACAATGGGCACGTCATCCATGCGCCTCATCATGATGGCTGGGTTCCCGCTTGTACCACCTACGTCATCCTCGTTCACCTCGGCGCGGAAGATGTGCGGCGGCAACTTATCGACCTTGGCGTCTCTCCTGACCGCATCGTGCATTGGTGGACGCTCTGGCAGCACTTCAACGCGCTGAAGCTGCCCGCATGGGCCGACGTCCCGCCGCATCCCGAGACCTGGCTTGATGCGTGGAGCGATGAAGCTTCGCGGCAGGTCGTGCGGGACGCCTACGGTTTCTTCAAAACCTACAGCGACCGGACGGCGACGTACAAGCCGCGCCCATCGTATTCGCTGCCAGAGGATATCTACTTCGACTTCACGCTGTACCGACCGCGCGAGGATGAGAGCTTTCTGGACTGCGGAGCCTATGACGGCGATACCATGCTGGAGTTCCGCAAGCGGTACGACATGTACCAGGCTAGCGTCTTCACCATCGAGGCCAACCCCGGAAACTTCGAGAAGCTGAACGCCATCCAGTCGAAATTGTTGCCGGAATGCCGACGGCGTTTGTGCGCTCTCGTCGGTGACCCGGCAGTCAAGTCCGTGCGGATCAATGGATCGGGAGTATCGGCACGAATTGACGACCAGGGTATTGAGGTTCCGGCGGCGATGATTGATGAGCTTTGCCGATACCACCTCACATCGCTCTGGAAGCTTGACATCGAAGGTGCCGAGCTCGAAGCGCTTCGGGGTGGAGTCGAAACAATCCGCCGTGACCGCCCCGTCATCGCCTGCTGCCTCTATCACCGCCCATCCGACCTGTGGACCATTCCAGCCTTTCTGGCAAGTGTCTGCGAGAACTACCGATTCTATGCCCGGTGCTATGAGGATATGGGGTGGGAGACGGTTCTGTACGCGGTCCCGATTGAGAGGTGTCTTTGATGGAGGACACCACTTTTTCGGACCCGTGGCGTGGCGGGAATATCGCGCTGCCCTGTGACAAGCCGCACCGATGGCGACCGGCGGCCCCTCCTTTGCGCTGGGGTACGTGCGTAGGGGCTTGGGGCGATTGCCTGATCGATTTCGGCGCGTTCCGGTCCATGATCGGCGAAGGCGGCATCCTCTGCTGGGCGCGAGATCCCATGATCCCTTGTTTCCTGAGACTTCAATCGGGGGTTCGGGAAGTCGTTCATGTGCAGCCTCGCGACGGGGCGGATTACTGGCGCGTGTGCCGGTATATCGCCGACACGCCGCTCGATCAGGACATGGAACCCACGAGGGAACTGCGGGCAAGAGCAGGGGTCACGGGGCATGTCCTGAATACCACCATGGGAGCCTCGCAGCCCTGGATGCGTCAGCGTGCGGTCCACCGGTGGAATGGAGCGCGCCTTCCTCAATCGGCGTGGAACTGGGCCACATCGGTTTCATCGCAAATTGATAATCGCTTCTTTGTGGTCAATCCGCTTTCGCTCAACAGCTCGCCCATCGAGGATCACTGGCCGCACTGGGAGCAAGCGCTGTCGTTCCTCGTAAATTACACGCCGTGGACGTATGTGCTTGTCGGGCAGGGCTGGGAACCAAAAGGCAGACATCCGAGAATTATTGATCTGGTGAACAGCGCCCCTAGCATGACGGCGGTGATGGCTCTCTCGGAACAAAGTTCTGGCGTCATCACGACGGCGAGCGGCCTGTCGCATTACTGCGCGGTCCAGAGCCTCCCGGCGTGCGTGCTCGGCAACAAGCCGCTTTCCTCGCCGGTGAGCTACTTCCGGCGCTGGTTGGAGGTTCCCAATATCGAACTCGTCATGTACGAGCAGGATTTGAGCGCCTTCATTCAGTCCGTGACAAGGATCGTGGCATGACCGATAAATATGACTCCACCATCACACTTATTGAAGTGAGCGATGCAGAGATCTTGGTGCTGGGCGTTAAGGAACCATCTTTGATCGCACGTATTCTTGACGAGCGAGCCGGATGCCCAACTCGCATTCTGGACGAAGTATATAACCCGCACACGAGAATCACGTCTTTTACCGTTGCAAGAATTGGCGATTCCAAGCCTCAAAATCGTTTGCCGGATGAGCAGGCAGAGCGCGGCACCCTGAGAGAAAGCTTCGCGCAGGATGCCAAACCGCTCTTTTTGACATGCGGTCTGTCCGGTGAGTTCGCGGGGATGGTGCGGGACCATGAAGCGCGGCACCGCGAGTACTGTGACCGGCAGGGGTACGAATACCTCGCGGCTGATCCCGGCGAGAACCATTCCCCGAAATGGTTCCGAATCGACTTGATTCTGGAGGCCATGCGAAGCGGTCGGTACACGCATATCTTCTGGATCGACGCCGACTCATTCGTGGCGGATCTCTCGGTGGATCTGAGAACGGCACTTCCGACGCATGCGTGGCTCGGGATGCGGATTATCGGGTTCTGCCCTTGGGCAGGCGATGTCTTCCACTGGCAGACTGGCTGCTTCTATGTGCGCGTCACACCGGACAGCCTGCGCTATTTCGAGCACGTGCGGGCCATGGAACACGAAGGGTCTCCCGATGACCAGGACGCCATGATGCGGCTATTACTGGATGAGCCTGATTATCAAGCGGGGCTTGTGACGCTCCGGTATCCCTGGAACTACTGCGGGCATTGCGATCCGCATGACCGAAAGCCCATCGTCTGCGGATTCCATGGCTACCTGCCGCCCGCGCTCCGCCGTCTCCGAATGCAAGACGTCGCCGCCCAGTATCCCTATTGAGGAATGATCATGCCAAAGTCAGGTCCATTGCGGTGCTGTGTCGGCGTAATTGAGCAAAAAGCGACATCACCCGAGAGTGAGACAAGTACGCACCAGTACCAGTATTTCAAGCCCAGTGTGATCGGGTCGTATGTGTCCGGTGCGGAAGGTTTCTTCGCCATACCGGATACCGATACATGGCACTGGGAGGAGTCTCAACCGTTCGACAGCCTGAAGGCGGCTAAGCGCGGCTACATGGCCCGCTATGGCCGTGAAGCTTCGGAGATGCATCTGAGCACGGAGAATGCCAGGGCGCTGGCCACGCACGCGGAGTACCAAGAGGTTTCGCGGTTCTGCTCACCCGACGGCCGCACTCCCTCCGGCTTGATACACGCGATCCGTGGTCTCAAGGTCTTTGAGGAAGGAGAGACGCAGTGAGCTATCCATTCCTTGAATTGAACGGACATCGTGTCTACTGCGGCGGTTGCCGGTATCAGCACGACCAGTCACGACTCGAAGGCGGCGAGTTCGACAGCCCCATCGTCAACACCTACTACTGCTCGCATTGCTTCAGTATTTACGGAGTGTGTACCTACTGCGGGGTCTATGTCCCGGACGGCATCCACTGCCCGAACCTGGGCGACGAAGGACACCCCGAATTGCCACCCGTCGATCTCGATGAGGAACCCGTCAGTCTGCCTGAGAGCGTGGACGATCCGGCAATCCCGACCGAATCCACTCCCGCACAGCCTCTTCAAGTTCAAGAGCATTCAGCGCCGGATGAATCATCGGACGGATTGGACTTGGACCAAACTGCGGAAGCTGAGACTTTGCCTGTTCAAACCGATTGACGGTTTCCTCGGGCGCGTCTTCACGCAGAAGCATGCGCTGTAGATATTCGACGTCCTCGCGCGATTCCGCCATTGAGAGCATGTCACCGACGGGATCGCATTTTGCCCCCGCGAAATCGGACCATGTGATTTGCTTTTCCATGCTTGATTGTATCACCCCATGAGCATCTCGTGGACCACGTGATTAATGGCTTCCAGGTATCGATCACTGATAAGGCTACGGTCGTTTGTCCAGAACCCAACAGCGGCCCGCCAGTACTCGCTTTCTTGCCAGTTTGCCGGGACGTAGAGATGAGGTTCGGGCTTCGGTGTTCCCCACTCACGGATCATCTTGGCCCGTACGGCAGTGAGGTCTTCAGTGGAGAGTGCGCGGCTGCCGACTTGATTCCACGGCTGTGACAATGTGTTCAAGCCGGTGATTTCGTTGCGATCATTCATATAATTTCGCCCCATTTCGCAATACTGCATCTATTGTACTACCCGATAGCGCCTCCGAGGGCGCTTTTTTGTTGCCATGTCCAATTACGTCCACATCGACTTCAAGCCACCGAAAGCCGTGCAGGACGCATGCCGAACGGGGGCCGGGATGGTGGATGCGGGGCATGGCGGCGACGGCCTGGAAGCCGGAACCATCGCATGGGCGCACCGAATCGCCACAGGAGGAACGGTCAGCCCTGACAAGGCACGCAAGGCGCATCGGTTCTGGCTCCGCAATCGCCGGTTCCTCGATCTGCCCCATGACAGCCCCGGCTACGTGTCGGCCCTGCTCTGGGGTGGGCAAGCTGGCCGCGCCTGGTTCGCCAGACTCTGGAGCCAGATGCTCGAAGCGGATCATCCGGGGCAGTTCAGCGCCGATTCCTCCGCGCCTGACGGGTGGACATGGCGGCCGCACTGGATGAGCGCGAACCTGCACCATGGGTTGATTCTGCTCTGGCTGTTGCTCTACGGGGCCGTGACATCCGCCGAGAGTTCGGAGATCACCGAAGCCATCGACGGTATCGAAAAGAACGCCCAGGAAGCCTACCAGGAAGGATTTACCGCCGCAGCACCCGTGGGATCTGCTTCATCGCCAGAAGACGCAACAAAGCCATTTGTAGACACTCAGGCTGACGCACTACGCTTATTCGCCAATGCCGCTCATATCTCGCGCGAGAATGCGGACGCTAATTCGGCTGCGGAGCAGGGATCAGATCAAACTTCTCAGTCGCAACCCTCTCCACTTTCGGATGATACGGTTCGGCGGCGTGTGACGCTGTATTGCAACGCGATTCTGTCGCAGTACTGGGCGGGATTGGTCGCGGGCGCGGTGGAGAGTGGGCAGTCCATCATCTGGCGGATCGGGGCGACGAAGGAATCCTGCCGCGACTGCCTGGAGATGGCGTCTCTTGGCCCGATGCCGGCCGAGGACTTCGCGGCCACCGGACTCTACCCGCAGAGCTTCGATCTCGCGTGCCACGGCTTTCGCTGCCAGTGCTTCCTGGAAGTTGCCCCCGATGATTCTGAAAAAGCATCTTTCACGGATCTGGGGTCGCTTCACATCGACAAGCCGACGGGCGAGGAGAAACCCCATCGGTACTCGTTCGCCTGCACGAACTGCCGACACGAATTTGAAACAGAAGACAACGTTCGAGGGCGTTACAATGTCTGCCCGAAATGTGGAGCGATGGCCGCACGGCTCGGGGCGAGCGACTTCCGGCACACCTTCGCGTCCACGCAGATCGACCTTCCGCCCGCTCTCGCGGATCTCGTGACGGGGTTTGCGGCATCCATCCCCGATGCTGACATGGGCGAGGATGGCCGCGAGGACACGCCGCACTGCACGGTCTGCTACGGACTCCATACGTTCGATCCGCATGCCGTGGCGGCGGCTGTGAAGGATCATGGGCCAGTCACGCTGCGGTTCGGTCCCACGAGCGTGTTCGAGGGCAAGGACGGGCGCGATGATGTCGTGAAGTTTGATGTCCACAGCCCGGACCTGCACGCGCTCCACCAGAAGATCCGAAGCGGCTGCGACACCACGGTCACGTTCCCGGATTACCGCCCGCATGTGACGGTGGCCTACGTGAAGGCTGGCCAGGGCGCGAAGTTCGCCGGAAACGATTCCCTGATCGGCACGGAGCATTCCGTGGACGAGATCACCTTCTCGGACGCGCGCGGGCGGCGCTTCGTGATCCCCTTGAAAGGAGACGCCATGCCACAGCCAGCCCATGTTCACTTCAAGGTGGGCGATATTTCGCTTCCCATCGCGCCGCGCGATCATCCCTGGGACGCCGGGGCGGCGGCAAAGCGCGTCCGGGACCACACGGGCTCCGACAAGGAGCCGACAGGCAACTTCGGCAAGGCGTTCCTTGCCTGCGCGGGCGACCCCAAGCTCTTCACCAGCTACAAGCTGCCGATTGCCGATATCGTGGGCGGGAAGCTCACGATCATCCCGCACGGGGCCTTCAACGCCGCCGCCCGCCTGAAGCAGACCGATCTCCCGGCGGCGTCCCGGAAATCCGCCGAAGAGGACCTTGAGAAGATCTACAAGCGCATGGCGGATCAGTTCCATGATCCCGAGATCGTCGCGCCGTGGCTGCCGGACGATGACGGAGACGACGATTCGGCGGTGATGCCGAAAGGCTACACCGGAAAGAGGAAGGCCAAGATGGCGGCATTCAGCCTCACTGCAAATCAAGGAAGCCGGTTCGAGGACGGCGATTACGTCTACTATCCGAACTCCTTCCTGTTCGAAGTCGGTGATTATCCCGATAAGAAGTTCTCGCTGAACACGGCCGAGATGAACCAGGCCGTTCAGGACTTCGCGCCGGTGCCGATCGACCTGGAGCATGTCCCCACGATGCTCGACGGGAAGCTGGGCGACGTCATCGACGCCCGGACCGATGGCAAGAAGCTCTTCGGCACCGTCAAGATCCCGAAGTGGCTGGACAGCCAGCTCCCCGAGGACAAGCCCGTCTCGTGCGAATGGGACCGGACCTCGAAGAAGCTCACGGGGCTCGCCCTCGTTGAGCATCCGCGCATCACCGGGGCCGCGCTCATGGCGGCCTTCAACGCCGCCGAGGCGGCCGGGTTCAAATCCGGGCAGTCCGGCGGTCCACCCACGACTCAAGGGAAGGTCCTTATGGGCGACACCAGCGGCTACTACAGCAATCCGCACCAGGTCGTACACGACTTCGCGTGCAGCCAGGGGGCGCACTGCCCCGGAAAATCGATGTTCGGTACGCCCCGGGAAGTCGAGGGGCGGGCCGACTTCATCACTCCCGAACTCTTGCGGGAGATCCAGAAGCATCACGATAACGCGGCCAAAATGGGCGCGGACTGCGATGCGTACATGAGCAAACTCGCCATTGGGCACCCGCTCGCTCATCAAGCTTCGATGACGAGCCTGCCCGCGATGATGTCGGCCGACAGGTCCGGCAAGGAGAAAAAAATGAATGTGTGGCAGACAATCGCCGCAAAGTTCAAGAAGCTGCCGGACGACGCGACGGAAGAGCAGGTCGTAGCCGTCTTCGCGGAAGCGACCAAGGAAGCCGATGCAGGGGCGACCACGACCGGTGGTGGTCTCAGTGAGGCCGACAAGGCCGAGTTCAGTTCACTGAAAGTCGAACTCGCAAAACTTCGGGAAGAGAATGTCGCGCTCAAAACCGACTTTTCCGCCGAGCAGACGAAGCAGGCCGAGCAGGCGAAAGCGGCGCATTTCGCGCAGAACAGCGCCTGGATCAAGTCCATGGCGGATGAGTTCCGCATCACCTCGCACGAGGCGGAATCGCTGACGAAGAAGCTTGGGGAAGTGGAACCGGCGTTCTTCGACGCCCACATCCGGCCTCTGTACCAGGACCGGGAGCCCATCGCGGCGCTCGTGGGCTTCCAGTCCACACGAGTTCCGCGCGGCACCCAAAACGGTGCCGATGACGCGGAGATCATCACCTTCGCGCGGGACCGCGCCAAGAAGGACAACATCACGTTCGGTAAGGCGCTCGAAATCGTTTCGCGCGAGCATCCCGATAAGGCGGCGGCGTACCGCGCCAGCGCGCCGGTGGCAGGAGGAAAATAATGGCCTATCAGCATACCGGCCGACGCCGGACATTCACGGTTGACGGAGCGCCCACCACGCCCGTCGGCGCGAACCTGATCGTCATCGTTTCGACGGTGAACCAGGGAGCCGTGGCGCTCTCGACCGCGAACGCCCAGCCGTTCGCCGGTGTCACCGGCGAACCCTCGGACTCGGACGGCAACGTCGCGGTCCAGATCGATGATATCTGCCAGATCATCGCGGGCGCAACCATCACGGCAGGCCAGCAAGTCGCCTCGAACGCCATCGGGCAGGCTGTCCCGATCGTGCCCAATACCACGGGGGCGATCGTGGCCCAGGTGGTCGGGACGGCGGTGACGAACGCCACGTCGGGCAATCTGGTGGACGTACTGATCAACCCGGAACTGACCCGGCTGTAAAAGGAGGGCATGATGCCTGCGCTGACAAGTCTCCACATCGATCGCGCTCTCACCGAGGTCTCGATCGCCTACATGAACGACTCCCTGATTGCGGATGTCGTGGCCCCGCCGCTGCCGGTGGACGTGCGCTCCAACAAGTACTTCGTGTACGACCGGGCGACGTTCCTCTCGACCAGCGGACTGGACGCCAATAACCGGCCCCGGTCCATCCGGCGGCCAAAAACCGAAGCGGCCGAGATCGACTTCACGCTCTCCACGGACTCCTACTACACGGAGGAGTTCGCCCTGCGCGATCTCGTGACGGACGCGGAAATCGCCATCGCGGACAGCCCGCTGCAGCCCGACATCGACGCCACCTATCTCGTGACCGAGCGCATCAAACTCGACTACGAGAAGTTCACGGCGACCATCGTCGGGACGCGCTCCGGGTATGCGAGCGGCTACACGGCCCAGCTCACCACCGGCAGCACGGGAACCTCCTGGCTCTCGTACGCCTCCGCGAACTCCCATCCGTTCTCGAACATCCGGGACGGGCGCATCGCGGTCCGCAAGGGTGTCTACCGGGAAGCGAACTACATTCTGCTCACCCTGGACAGCGCCCTCACGCTCGCCGACCACCCGGACTACAAGGACCTGTATAAGTTCACCAACCCGGAGGGACTGAGCGAAAGCGGTCTGGTGCGCAACCTTCGCGGCTGTACGGTCCTGGAAGGGAACCAGCAGTACAACACGGCGGCGGAAGGCGCGGCCGTGACGACGAACAACATGTGGGTGGACGACCAGGGGCAGGCGCTCGCGGTCGTGTTCTACCGCAGCGTCGGCGTCGGCCCGCGCACCGTCCACGGCTTCCGCACCTTCGAGGCTCCGGACGACACCACGGGCGTGCGCGGCTTCCAGGTGCGCCGGTACCGCAACGAGGACCGCAAGGGCCAGTTCATCGAGGCATCTTGCATGAGGACTGCCAAGGCCGTCGCGGTCGATGCCCCGTCCACCGGCAAGATCGTCGGTGCTTACCTGATCAGCGGAACCTCCATCTAAGTTCCATTGGACTAGGAACTCCGTGCTTCACTAGGGAGGCTGTGTGGCGATTGCTGCGTCAGCCTCCCTGATACTTTGACCAGTTGAAATCTCTGCTCGCGAGGCCATGTATGTTCGAGACAAAAGAGACCGTCAAGGGTTACTGCATCATCGTCTGGTACAAAACGGGCGATGACACCCCGATCCCGCTGATGGTGGACGGAAAACTCGTGGTCTGCGACCATCTGGTGATCGCGCAGGACATCTGTTCTGTGCTCTGCGGCGATGACCGCTGGATGATCGCGCAGGGGGACGACAAGGCGTTCTACATGCCGATTATGCCGGACCGGATCAGCCGCGCGGAGATCTACCAGCCTTACGATCCCTATAACGTACCCGTCGGCTTTTTCCCCGGCATCCATTCCGAGATGAAGCACGATCCCAAGCACACGCTCTGGCGGTACCACATCTCCAGTTGGCACGCATTCTTCGATGCCGGACAGTTCCGCACCCGGGGCGGCAACATCGAGAACCTTGCGACCGGCCGGCAGACGCCGACGATCCAGGACACCACGAAGGTAACGGTCATTCCTGGCGTTGCCGAATCCCGGACCGGATAGGAGGCGCGCGATGACTGCCATCTACACCTACGATTTGACCACGACCACTGGACAGACCCGTCTCCATCTCGCCGATACCGACGTGGACGACCTGACGGATGACGGGCAAAACACCGCGACGTTCACCGATGCCGAGATTCAGTATTTCCTCGGGATCGCGGGCAACACGCCGATGCTGGCGGCGGCGATGGGTCTGGAGGCACTGGCTTCCGATGCCGTGCGGCTGGCGCTCATCGTGAAGACCCAGAGCCTTGGCGTCACGACCTCCGAACTCGCGGCCCAGTACCGCGCCCAGGCGTCCGATTTGCGGTCGAAGTGCCCCTATCAGCCGGTCATAAACCCGCCGGATCAGATGTTCACCCCTGCGACCGGCAACGGCAACAACCCCGGCAACATGACCGTGTGGTAGTGATTTGCGAGGCTATCCATGAGGCAGCGAGGGGCGAGTACGCGCGGGATCGGATTCGCGGACATTATTGCGAACACCGTGAAGCAGTATGGGGAACAAGTCACCCTCCCGGACGGGACCGTCGCGTATGCGAACGTCACGGCTGTCGGGATCACGAGCGTGCCGCCATGGGTTCCCGAAGGGCTTGTCAATGCGGCGAACGCAGACCCGATTATCGTGGATGTGCCGCCCAGTTTTCTCAAGGCGGTTCCGGTGGAGAACCAGACGCTGACGAGGCAGGGCACAGTCTATATAATCGCCCGTACTTACCGGGAGATGATCCAGAACCAGGGGGCCATGCAGCGGATGTGCTGCTATCGCGAGCCTCAGTCCGCAACCGCGACGGCCAACCCGGACGGAACGCGCCCCAGTTTCCGGCCACCCGATATTCCCCAGACATAGGAGCGAGAGCATGGACCTTACAAAACAGTGCGCGAACTGCGGATACAACCACAACGGCTCCGCAATGCCCTCGCGAACAAACGTGGTCGGCCCCGACGGACGGGAGGTCACGCCCGAATATGCCCCCGAGGTGAAGTCCACGGGCGAATGCCCCCGGTGCCGCTTCCCGATCGGCTACCCACGCCAACCCCTCACCGATCCAAATGGCAACCGTCTCGACCACTCAGAGCTTAAAACACTTGAGCAAATTGAGGCAGAGAGTGGAATTGTTGTGACCAAACCATCTGTGCAGCAAGCATCCGAGATTCCACTGCCGGAAGCGCCACAACCCAAGCCACCGGACACCCCCGAAGACAATCCGGTCACCATCGAGGCAAATCCCTTACCGGAGTAGTGTATGCCTGCTCAATCGGTTGTGTTCTCGATCTATGCGACGCCGGACCTGATCCCGGAGGGCGATCTCGGGCCGCTCTGTGAATTCCTGGGGGAGGACTTCTCGCCGATCCTGGATCTCATGGGGCTTGACATGGCCCAGTGGCAGCAGCGCAACTTCGAGGACAAAGGGCAGACCTTCGGCGTGCCCTGGGCAGCCGTGACACCCAAAACGCAGCGGGAGAAAGACCGTCTCGGGTTCGGGGACGAAACCCTCGTGCGGACCGGGCGACTGGCCTCCGAGGTGGGCGAGACGATCCTGCTCACCGCGAATTCCGTAACGACGGGAATCAATCTGGATTTCGCGCCCTATGCAGCGGTCCATGACAATCCCTCATCCGATTCCTGGGTTCCACAGCGCATCCTCGTGGCGCTCGTCCCGGCGGAAATCGACCAGCTTCAGAAGCGGCTCATTGATTATATCGTGATGCGAACCGGCATCGCCCCTTCGGGGATCGAGGTTCGCGCCAGCGAAATCACGCCTTCGTAGGTCACTCCCATGCCTGCACCGCAAACGATGATGCCGCTCCGGCAGGCGCTCGACTACGCCCTCCAGGACCTGATCCTGACCTACGGGATTCCGTCCATCAACGCGACGTTCGCGGCCGCCGGGGTTCCTGCTTCTCTTCAGATCTCAGCGGCACAGGTGCCGATTGGAGATCTGAAGGCGGTCGGACAACCTCTGGTCTGCATCGTCCATGGGCGGGATCAAGACTTGCCGGAAGGAACCGGGCTGTACGAACTCACGCAGATGACGGAGATACGGGTCAAGACGCCGATCGCGGTGGGGAACAGCCCGGAGGCATTCTCCTACTTCGAAGGCGTCGTGAGCGACACGCTCCGCGACCTGTTCAACAACAGCCACACGCGCACCCTGTATCCGAAGAACCCGGCGACGGGTGGCTATGCGCTGCCGCCGAAAGGCAACGGAGAGCCCTGGGGCTTCACGGAGTGCGAGCGCATCTCCGGCGGCCCGATGAACTGGCCGGAGATCTCCGCCGAAGGCAAGACCTATTACCACGGATATCTGATCGTCCACCGCGCGATCATCCACTACGCCCAGAACCGAACCACATACATCGGCCCCTCGTAGCCATTGCTCGGGCCTCCTTTTCCTGAATGCCGTGATCGGCGGGAGAAAACCATGTCTCAAATCTTCGTCCCAGGCGGCGCGCGCAAGGGATTCGATGGCGCGTTCGTGTGCGCGACCGATCCGGCGTCCGGCTCCCCGGTCTCCTACTGCTTCGCAAACGATATCGTGCGGCTCAGCCTGTCCGACAACCGTGGCTATGCCGATGCGGTGGACAATTCCGGCCTGACCCACATCACCATTCCCGGCGTGCGCACGGGCGCGATTCAGGTGATGGGGAACCTGCAGCCGGACCGCTCCATCGGAGCCCTCATCAACACGGCCTTCGGAGCGCGCGTGAACGGTGGCCTGACCCCGTGGGTCGGCTCCCTGATCCCGTACTCAGGCGGCACCGCGCGAACGTTCACCGGACTCTGGTGGAATACGTTGGATCTCTATGGGCAATACTCGCAGGGCGGCGTTCCCGGCAAGATCGGCTACACGCTGAGCGGAGCCATCGCGGACCCGCTGAACAGCCTTGCGGCGTCCGATCTCAGCATCCCGGCAGCGGCAGGCACGATCGGGGCAGGTGTCCCACATTTCATCCAGTGCGGGTTCGGAAACGGGGCGTCATCGAGTCCGACGACCTACGACAGCATCCGGGCCTTCCGGCTCACGCTGAACAACCGGCTCTCGGCGCAGCCATCCGCGAAAAGCCGCACCGCGAGGATTTCGAACGGCTATGTTCCAGGGCCTTTGATCGGCTCTTATGTGATGACACAGTTGCTCGGCGCGACGCAGGCGATCCCGCTGGCTGCCGGCGTCTACCCCATTGAGATCCAGATCCCGACCGGGGATGGTTCCCACACGCTCCTGGTGGACCTGACGGTCTCGTACGATGCGGACTCGACGTCGGTGTCCCCGAACGACTATGCGCCGAACGTCGGGGCATACACGGTCTTTGGCACGAACAGCGTGAACTCGGCGTCAAGCTGGCCGATCAACACCAGCTATTCCTAAGCTTCCCGAAAATCTATCTAGGGGAGATGGTCACTTCTCCCCGGAGGTTCCATGCAAATCACGATACAGGCGGCTCAGGTCAGCCCCTCCCGGTGGGTGACCTTCACGCCTTCCGCCGATCTCAAGGACTACGACCCCGCAGTCATCACGGCCTGGGTAATCGAGTACAAGCGCCCGAATACAGGCACGATCATTGACGCACAGAGCGGCGTCGAGGAATTCGGCGCGAGGCGCAACCCGCAGGGCAACTATGTCAATCCGGCTACCGCCGCGATAGCCTACGAGGCGTCCTACGCAAAGGTGCATCTTATCTCGGTCGCTGGGCCGGAATTGTCCATCACTGGCGAGATCACCAAAGAGAAAGTCTATGAAATACCGATGGAGATTCTGACTGCGTTCGTGACGCGGACGGACCCGACCACGCGCGTTTCGGCGGGGGACATCCAGAGTTTAAAAGTGAAGCCTGCGGCGGACGACCCGACGCCCTAGCGGCGGGCTCCTGGGTCGATGCGTTTATCAAGACGGAAGCGGACCTGGAGGGCATCCATTCCTACCTCGCGCCGCTTCCCGCCGCAAGCTCCCGCGGCGAAATGCTGTACTGGGTCGCGGATCAGATGGGCGTCTGGGCAGGCGATCTCCAGGACATGGACCCCGTGGAGGGCGGCAAGTTCCTCGCCCTCTGCCAGTCGCTAGGTTCCAGCCGCACCAAATACCTCGAAGCCTTGATTCGGCAGATGTCCACGTTGATTTCAATTCTATCGCGTCCGGCAACCCCCAGCATATGAGGCTCTGTCATGATCTGGCATTGGCAATGGTCGAACCATAGACAATTTCTCGTGTCCATCTTTCTGGACGGCGAACCATTGGAGAATTGCTTTCTGGCGGACGATGAACTCGGAGTCGCGTATTGCCACGATTTGAAAGCACTCCCGCATGAGAAACCGATCCCTGGGAAATGCGCCTTTGTCCCGGTCGCCTTTGTGACCAATGAGTTCGGGGACCATAACGTCGTGCGCCGCACCGGCAAGGTGGAGATCCGGCGCGCTGTCTACGATGAGGCGGTCGGGGGCCGTTACGATCCGCTCGGACTCGACGGGTTCCGCAGCATTGAGGAAGCGTATCGCCTGACAGGGCAAGATGTCTCGGAAAGCAGTGCTGTGATTTCAGTGGCTCATTGCCATGACGAACGTGACGGCGAGCACCAGGCATGTGGGGATGACGATCAGCAGGGACACTACCAGCATGATCGGGAACGGCTCGTCGCTCTTTGAACCCTTCGGCACATATTCCGTGATGGCAGGGCCAATTGGGACGCGGAAACGACCGCCGCAACCAGGGCAATAACGCGCCCCTTCAGCGGGCCTCACTCCGCACCGGGAGCAGGTGAAGTACTTCACCTGCTTGACGCGATGGCCTTTCGGGGGATTTGGCTGGCTGGCCGTGCGAGCGCCACACCGGCTGCAAAACGGCATCCCAGGGGTGATGTTAGCCCCGCATCGTGGACAATCGCCAACTTGTGCCTTTCCCTGTGCGGCCTGGCATCGAAGGCATGGCCCCCCGTCAATCAAAATACTCCCGCACGCACGGCAGTTCGACGGGGCTCCTGATGACTGCTGTTTTCCGCAGTGCTGGCAGTAGCGGGCGTGATCCGGCGTATTGCCGCCGCAGCCCATGCACGGATGTATCCCCGCCGAGTGGCCTTCCATACCGCTATTGTACCAAAACTTGCGCACTTCCCGGTTAGCGTTTCCGCAGAGAGAACCCCATGGCGATTAATGACGAATCTCTGCTCGGCACGAGTGTCACGATCGATGCCACGGCGGCCCGGTCGGCTCTGGAAGCCCGGATGGCCGAGGCGACATCCGCTGCCACGGCGACAGGGGAATTCCCCGCCTTCGACAGTGCGGCCGTCGAGCAAAGCCTGCTTCAAGAGTGGGTCAAGGCCGGTCGCATGGGAGAACTCCGCACGGCCAAAGGCGCGGATGCCTTCACGGGGGCGCTGCAAGAGCGCATCGCGTCCGAGCAAGCGGCCTGGGCGCGTTCCCAGCAGGCATGGCAGGCCGAAAGCGTCACAGACCTCGTTCCCGTCAACCTGGACGAAATGCCCGGTGCGGGATTCGGGGGAGGAGGGGCTTTCGGAGGCGGCGGCTCCGGCAACGGAGGGTTCGGGGGAGGATCGGGCGGAAGTGACTGGGGGCCGGACGACGGCAACTACCCAGAGCGATCTGGTTGGCGTCCCGGGATGCGCGGCGAGCACTGGCAGCGGCAATACCGCGACTGGAAAGAGCGGCAGCCGGTCCCCGACATCCAGGAAGCGCAACTTGTCAACGATGACGATGTTATCGATACGACCTTCAATGTCGATGTCGAGCAGTCATGGCAAGACCGGCTGAAGAGCGCGTGGGGGAACAAGGCGTTTCGCACCACGGCAGGCTTTGCCGCAATGCAGTTTGGGCAGGAGGTGGGCTCGGCCATCGCCTACAATAACGGAGGCGAGTACCGGACGCCGGAAGAGGCTGATCGAAGTGCTTTAGGGGCTCTTCCTGGTGCCTTTGGGATTGCAGGCGCGGTTCTCGGATCGGTTGTTCCTGGGATCGGCACGGTCGCGGGCGGTTTGGCTGGCACCGGTGTCGGATCGGTTGTCGAGGGGGTGGGGGGCGCGGCTCTCGAGCGGTCCCAATACTCCCGCGAATCCGGGCAGGAACTCGCGGCGTCTCTCGGGGAAGCCGCCTCAAAAGCCAAGGAATTCTCCGAGCAGATCCAGGCAAGCGGAGTCGCCACCAAGGAGTTCTCCGAAGCGCTCGGAACTGCAGGCAGTGTCGGCAGCTTCGGCCCGAACACCGTCCCCGGCCTTACGGCTCTGACGAATTCCTTTGGAGAATTCTCGCAGCAGAACTATGGCGCGATCGCGGATGTCATCCAGCGCAATCCGATGCTGTATCAGTACGGGCAGCGACTCGCCAGTGGTGATATCAATTCGCAGGACATCGGTTCGCTGGAAATGGCGGCGGCCGACGATGCCGACTTCGGCACACTCCACACGCTCCAGCACGCCGCCCAGCAGTCCCAGCTCAAAGATAACCCCGACTATCAGTCCGCACATCAGCGGATGCGCGCTGGCGAAAACCCGTCCAGTAATTGGCTGGGCGCGTTTGCCCCGGGCGCGAACTTTCTGGCGAACTTCATCCCGGGCGCGATTGAGTCGCGTGGCATGGAGGGAGATCTTCCCGCCGATCCGATGGCTGCGCAGTCCAACGATATCGCCAACACCATGGCGAAGTTGCGTGGAGAGATCCTTCAATCCGGCACGCAGGCCGATGTTTCCCGCAATGCGCTGACGCTCACAGGATTGAATGGGAGCAGCCTTGGGGCCATCGAATCCGCCACCGGACAATACGCGAGCGATGCCGGTGAGGAGCGTGGATACCTGAACGACCGGGCCGCTATCTTGCAAAAGCAAGTCGATAGTGCGCGCAACGACACGGACCGGAACTACGCGCTCCAAAAGCTTGGCGAAGTCCAGCAGCAGATCGGCCAGATCGATCTCAATGTGGCGGGGAGTGAGAAGTCGCTCTTCGCCACCGAGACCGCAACGACCATCGGTGAATACGGAGTATCGAGTTCGGCGGGACAATTAGAGCTGACCCGCAGGCTCATGTCCGGTGGCCGCATCAGCGACCTGCAAGGCGCGGAGAATGAGATTCTTGGCACCCGGCGAGAGTCCGCGCAGTTCGAAATCAACACAGCCCGTTCCCCCGATTCCCTCCTGACGCCTCCTGAGCGGAAGCAGATGGAGGCGGGGGCGAATGCGGAACTGGCGCAGATCGCGCAGGAACAGAACGCATGGCGGTTCGCGGGTGTCGAGCAGAACATCCGCGGGGAACAGATCGGTGTACAAGGGGCAACGCTCGACTACCAGAAGGCGGGATACACCGGGAGCCCGACGGAGATCTTCGACGCGGCTCAGGATGCGGTGCGGAAGCTCACGAGCGAGTTCGATGATCTGACGCGCGCCATCCGGGACACGAAGGACGTCGATCAGCAGCAACAACTCGAAGCCCAGCGCAATGCCGTCCGGGGGCAGATCCTGGGGCTTCGGCATGAGAGCCAGACGAACCTTGACGAAGGCGTGGTGGCGCTCTCGGCGACGGGCGCGGCCCAGTCGGATATCACCGGCACGATCTCCCGAATCACCGGCGGTTCCGGCGCGTCCCTCCTCGATACGCAGCAGGCCGTCGCGGATGCCGTCGCGGAGAAGCGCCGCCTTGATGAGATGGCGGGGGATACCGCGCATTACAACGAGCAGCAGCGCGCCGATTTCCGCAGGCAGTCCGAGGGAATCGACCTGCAGAACATACAGCGCTGGGAGAACCAGGCTCAGTACACCCCCGATCCCGAACTCGCGAACCGACTTATCAACGACCAGGGCTCCCTCTACCGGATGGGGCGCTCGTTCATGACGCCCGGGGATATGAATTCGGTTGCCGGGTCGTACTTCCAGGATATCGGCAGCGAGCTTTCCGGGCTGAACTCTCAGGAAGATGCCCAACGCAAGGCAATGGGAGGTACCCTCCCGGAGTTCCTCACGAACCAATACGACAGCCAGCGCAACGCCTTGATGAACAAGCAGGTCGATGCGGCGAATGACTTGGCGAACCGGTTCGCGTTCCAACTTCCGGCCATTACTGTCGGCGGCACAAGCTTCGAGGAAGCCTACATGCCGAGCATCGCGGATCTTGCGGGTGAAGTGGAGGGCGTGGCGGCGCATTCAGCCCCCAATGTGCAGCAGATGCTTCAGATCGCAGGGGGGCGCAACCTGGGATTCACGAAGTCCAGCACCTTCGACGCTTACGAGAGCATCTTCGGCGGCCTCGGGACTGCTGGCAGTGACCCGGCACGGTCACAGCCTGGCAACAAGACGGCACAGGCGCTCGCCACCGTTCCGGGGGGCGGTTCGGGCACGCCTGTGGGCATTATGCCTGGTCCAAGTTCTTCGGTTGCCGGGTTGCATCCGTCGGCATATCCGATCGTCCCGGGGCGTGATACGGCCTATGTGGCCCATGGCGGCGGAAACCATGCCTCCGCGCATGTGCCGGACTCCGCGTTCCTTGCGCATGGGGGACACAATCACGCCTCTCTGGATGTGCCGGATGACGACTTCCTCGCCCATGGCGGCGGCAATCATGCCTCTGCCAATATCCCGGATTCGGCGTTCCTCGCGACTGGCGGTCACAACCACGCTTCGATGGACGTACCCGATTCGGCGTTTATGATCGACGCAACTCCGCTGGGACCTAGTGCTGCAGGTCAGGCGCCAATGCGCGTTCCCGTCTACGCGCCCGTTCATCCCGCCGCGCCATCGCACAGCCACACCCCGCCGCCCATGATGGCCCCTGGAGGCGCATCTTCCAGCCAGGACTCAGGATCGACGGCGACGATTACGATCAAGCTCGACGCGAGCGCGCTCAAGTCCGGCTTCGTGGAAAAGACGGTTACGGTCCCGGTCACGAACCAGACAGCCGGAATGGGGCGGTTCATGCCCGGAGCGCCGCCGTAGTACGGCCCCCTAATGAGAAAGGAAGCAAAGCCCAGGAAGCGATCTTCCTGGGCTTTGTCACACCATGGCTGACATCGGACTCGACTTTCAGTTCCTGGTGGACACGCCCGTCTCGGTGTTCGGACTGCAGAAGACCGCGCCGTACCTGCGACACGACCTTGCGGGCCTCTTCGGGGCTTTCGTGGGATCGGACAACATCGTCGCCACGCGGCCTGGTGTCCAGATGGCGGGTCTGCGCATCGTCCCCGAGGCGGGCGTGCTGATCCTGGAGTCTTCTCAGCAAAAGGTTCCGACGACGCTTGCCATCGTGAACTTTCCGTCCGGGAGTTCTTCGGACTGGCACGAGCAGTTCGACAACACGTCCGGCGTCACGGCCCTCGTGATGTCGAACGCGACATGGAACAACACGTTCGACGTCGCAACCAACGGCTCTCTGGACGCAAGTAGCTGTTTTTACGCGCGGATCGGACGCGGCCCCGCCACGACCCCCACGAGCGGCTCCAGCGTCAACGGCACGAACTACTTCACGACGTTAAGTGTTGGGGATCAGACACCGCCGTCGCAGGCTGGCGATGCGCGCCCCTTCAGCCTCTTCTTACTCGACGGGATGCCGCCATTTCTCCAGCAGGGCATTCCGAACCCGGACGGAACCGATACGTGGTACTGGGGGCCGTTCGGGTTCAACGGCATCGCGGGAACGAGCATTCGCGATTGCTCGAAGATGTTCGAGAACAACGGGCGCGTGGTGGAGATCGAATGGCTGCCGGTTCCAAGCTCCAACACCCTGGTGGTGACGATCAACAACGGCCAGGAGGTCCTGATCTTTCGTCCCGACAATTCCGGGGTTGCGGTCGGGACCGGTCTCACGTATGCCTACACGCAGAACCTGAACGTCGTCTCCGGGCCGCTTCGGATGACTGGACAGAACGGATGGGCGCAGTTTCAATATCTGCCCATGCAGTTCTCGGCCACCGGGCAACTCTATAGCGAGGAGATCGATCTTCCGTTCGTCTGGCAGGGAAATGGCGGCGTGTACCTGCCGGGGGCTCAGATCCCTGACGGGGCGGGATTCGTCGGCAGCATCTACCCGATGGATAATACCGGGATACGGGTCAAGTACTATATCGAGGTCGCCGGTCCCGACCCCGTGGATGGATATGTATCCATTTCGCCCGTCATCCCGGCGATCCAGATGCGCATCCCTCCTACCTACTACGTCAATGCGACCATCAGCGCCCCGGTCGATCTTTCCAGCTTCATCGGAGAGATCGAGGAGCATCAGTGGTACGACTACCGAACGGGCCTCGTGCGCTCCCAGCTCGGGGTCAAGTTCGACAACACGAACGGGAATTTCTCGGCCTTTGACGGGAGCCATCGAGCCTGCTCGTTCTCCCGGTGGCTGACCTATACGGGCGGCGGCGGCCTCATGCAGCCCTACAGCGCTCCGGTGCAGTTTATGACCGGATGGGCGGGGAACGAGGCGAGCATCTGGAAGGCCGATCCGCGCCGGGAATTCGATATCGTCGTCTCGGACAACTTCTTCCCGGAGGAAACGAAAGCCTGCGGGCAACTCACCTATGGCGACGGTTGGTGGATCAATGCTTGGCGGCGGTTCCTCTTCAACATGCGGGGCCGCAGCGATGCGTTCATCTCGGATGACTTCAAGCTCTTCGATTTCGGTCCAAACCCGCCGGACTGCAACGGATTCAAGCTGCCGCTTGGCGTGGCGACCGCGCCCAAGGTCGCGCCTCACCCCGAAAGCAAGTTCCTGGATGCGTTGATCGAACTCAACGACATGGATCACTCGATCCTGTTCAATGACCCCTGGGGAGTCGCGCAGATCATGCCGTACAACCCCGGGGTTTACGTGACGCCCTTCCGGGGCTACTTCAACTACTCGGAATCCGGCGACATCAATAACATCGACTTCGTGACCTCCATGTGGCGGCAGCGCCGCATCATGATCTCGACGGCAGACCGCCGAACGGGCGTGGGATTCTTCGGCCCCGACCCGAACGCGGGACGCATCCAGGGGACGTGGCTTAACGCCGACGACATCTGGCCCGGGTTCACCGGGAACGTCGAGGGGTTCGCCAATCCGCTCGTGAAGGTGTCGAGCTGGTTCATCGATCCGGTATTCACGGCCTACTATGCCTGGTACGCGCTTCAGAAGGTGACGCTCCCGGCCGTCTGGGAGTGGTGCCAGGGCGCATACCTCCCTGGACTGTTCGCACTCGACCGCTACGCCATCAACGATACCGGCAGCGACCTCAACGGGACCGTCTTCCTCAGCGCCGAAGACATCACGAACCGGTGGTCGTTCAAGGACCCGTCGGTCTTCGGATCGACCACGCGGGGACGCTGGCTCTACAACCTGTAGGCGCGGCCAGATAGGGGCTGGGCAACCAGCGGGCGAACACCATGACACTCATCACCCCGGCGAGCATAATCACGACATACGGCGACCTGTCGCGCCTCTTTACAGACCTCCTCACTGCGACGGACCTCGCGAACCTGCATTCCCAGATGGTGCTCTCGGATCTCTCAGCAGCGCTCGCCTTGACGGACCCGAGCCAGTTCGGCGCTCATCTGCCGTATGCGCAGGGTCTTACCAAGTCCGTCGGGTCCATCACGGCCGCCGGAGCACCCGCCAATGTGACCTTCGGCGGCGCGGGTGTCGGCGGCGGCAGCTTCGGAGCCGGAAACGGACTCTACAGCCGCGTGGGAATCTTCAGCGGCCTCTTCAGTTTCTTCGAGGGAGAACGCAAGGCCATCCTGACCTATGCGACCCTGAACGGCATCCCATCGATCACGAACCTGACGACCTACGCCCAGTATTACAACAACCCGTCGAACCCGGGCGGCTCGGCCTTTCAGGTGCTCTACAACCCAAACTTCGCGGCACTCTACTGGAACGCCTACAATCAGGGCCAATACCTCGACCCAAGTGTTGTTTTCGCCCCAGCCGGGATAATCTTAGGTCACTTCGCCATCACGGGCACCAACGCCGGGACGATCAGTAACAACGCCGCGACGAACTGGCCGAGCGCCAATGGCTATTCTGCTCCTGCTCCGACCAATACGGGTGGACAAGGAACCACCGATGCCGGAACCTGGAGCAGCCTGACCACATACACGGTTTCATCCGGGGTTCTTACGCCTGTCGTTCTTTACAATGGTGTCTACTACGTCGCCGTGGCGACTTCGACAAATGTCACGCCGGGAACAAACCCATCTTACTGGGTGGTGAACACGTTCGGGAACAATCGGTACCTTGGCGGCATGCCGATGCCCCAGGCATTCGCGCCGATCCTGAACCCTGCCTGCAGCATCACCACGACCATCAATGGAACCTGCGTGGTCACCGTGACGGCGCTGAATCAAAACGGCGTTTCCCATACCTGGACAGCCACCATCAGCAGCGCCACGGCAGGATCAATCATCAACCTATCTCCTTCAACGGGAGGCGACCGGATGAACTCAGCGGTGACGGCGGTTTCGATTGCCGGGACCGCGACAGCAGGGGCATTCGATATTGTGACCACCGCAGAGCGTGCCCTGTGATTGTAGTACCGAGCATGGAGTCAGCACTGTGACGCTCGTTAAAATCCAACCGGGGGGCAGCCATACGTTCGAGATTGATCCGCCGAACGTGGCGTATCGGCTCGTCGGGTTTTCTGCAACGAACACGCCGCCGAGTGATTTCACGACATGGGATCTCTATGGGTTCTATTCAGCGGCCCACTACACGCAGAGTTCTCCCGGGCCGTTCACGCTGACACAGACAGGAGATGGATCGCCGCTCTCGGGACCGCCGCCGTTTTTTGGGACGTCGCCGGTTATGCTGGAGATCGCTGCGGACTCGACAGCCGATATCGATTACTGGGGCGGAGACTTCCTCGGCTACACGGGGCTCTCCCAACTATTCTTCAGCGACTACTATTTCCCGGCGCTGCAGGTCACGAGCAGTCCCGACCCACGGGATGCCGACAGCGCAATCCAGGCGTCGTTCCCCCTGGCGGTCGTCACGGATTTCAGCGTTGCGGCGACGGCTTCGACAATCAATGCCGGGGATAGCGTAACCCTGACCGTGACGCTCGCGAAGGCGGCTCCGTCCCACGTGCGTTTCTGCGTGACCCTCACGGCTCCATCGGTCATCACGTCCGATGGCACTACCAGCACGATGACCCCGGTGACGAGTTCCTCATTCATCGTCGTCGGGGCCGGGCTGACAACAGGATCAATCACGTTCTCATCGTCAGCATTCGGACCGGGCGCCATCGGGGCGACGACGACGGTCTATGTGGTGCCGTCCGATAACTCGGTTTTCGCCGGTTCGATTTTCGTTGTTGACGAATACCGGACGGCCGCAATCACGATCCTGACGCCCACGCCGCCTCCGTTCAACCCGGGTGGCCCCGGCGGCCCGTATTACGCATTCAGCTTCGCGCTCGCCGGGACCATTGGATTGACCACCGGGGGCGGGAATCCGCGCCTGTACGCTATCGTGGCGCGGGCATACAGCCAGATAGGCTCCAGCCCGCTGAACGTGGTGTCCACGGCGGTTCGGTGCGTGTCGTCGCCCGATTTCGGCGAAACCTTCCTGCCCGGTGTCGATATCGGGGCAAAGGATTCGTCTGGGACTGCGATCACGGACAATTCGGCACTGGAGATCCTGACTCCGCTCGTTCTCTCCGTGATGCCGTCCGGGACACTCTGGGTCAACGGGTCGTCTTATTCCGTTTCGCTCGGCAGAACCTACTGGCAGGCCGGCATGCGCTCAACGAATGGCGGTCGAACCTGGACGACCGCGAGCATGAGCAACAGCCACACGGTGACCGGGCCGAGCAACGGTACGACCACAAGCTACTATGCTGCTTCCCTCCCCGGCGTGGCCGATGGAACCCTGAATCAGAATGGGTTCTGGGTGAGCAGGGGTGGGTATGAGGGCACGAAGGGCGCGGGGGGGCAGGCAGGGGGAGCTTACCGGGTTCTCAAGGCATGCGCGCCAACCACGGGAGGTCATCCCGGAGTGGCTGAAACCCTGGATGACGGCGATACCTGGACGATGCCGACGGATATGCCGACGAGCCCCATCTATTCCCTGATGGCCCCCGTGACGCAGCCGATAGCGTGGCGCGGCGGCTCGACCGACGGCATCTGGTATTCGACTGACGATTACCAGACGATCTCAGGGATTCACGTTCTCATCGATTCGACCTTTGGGGGCAGCTTCAAATCGGTGATGTCTGCGGACAACGACGTCCTGTACCGGATCACGACGAGGAGTTATGCCGGTATCCGGCAGCTCGTGTTCCTGGTGAACCGGAATGCAGTCGGGCGTTACTACAGTTTGAATGGAACGAAGCAGGTGCCTGTGTGGTGGAGTTCCTCAAAGGACGGCGCGAACCTGCTGCCCGTCATGGTTCCTGACCTGAACGCGCTTCTCGTGTGGCAGTGGAAAGGCAAAATCGTCATCATGGCGCAAGACCAGTACGACCAGAGTGTCATTCAATGCTATGTGAGTGATAACGAAGGTCAATGGTTTCGCAAGACCGTTCATTCTGCCGACGCCGGGATGACATGGTTTCCTGATTAGCTGATTAAGAGGACTCGATGGCGAACAGCAGTGGAGTAATCGGCGGTCCTGACCTCAATTCCGGGATCATGGTCCCGGCGATTGGCGGCGGGGGTGGAGGAGGTGGCGCAACCGTGCCCGCGCTGGCGGGAGATACCCCGGTTCTGCTTTGGACCGCCGACAGCCGCCCCACGAATGCCCAGGTCTTTCCGGGGCCTACGATCTTCGGCACCTCCGCACCGACCAACACGGCCTACTACTGGGGCGATACGACCACCTCCCCGTCGGTCCTCAAATACTACGACCCGACGCTCTCGACATGGATTCAATTCAATGGATCGGGTGGTGTCACGCTTCTCAATGGCAGCGGAGCGCCGACCAGCACCCCGGCGAATGGAACCTATTACATTGACGTCGGGGGCGGCGCGACAAACGGTCAATTCTGGCAATACCAGTCAGGAACCTGGGTGCTTCTGACCACCATCGCGGGGGCGGCTGGAGCGAGTGTGACTGGGCTCGGAGCCTGGGCAAGCGGTACGAGTTATGTGGTCAATGATCTCGTGTCGTACGGGGGAGGATCGTATCTCGCGGTCGCATCCTCTACGGGCGTTACTCCGGGAACCGATCCGACCAAATGGATGCAGATCGCGGCACCGTTCCCCTACACGCTGCTCGTGGATGGATCGGATACGACCCCCGGAACACTGGCAGTAAAATTGCCGGACAATGGATTCTTCGCCTGGTCGATCGGCAGTTCCGGTGGCAATGAAACATACAATCTGACCATCTCTGCACAGAGTGCGAATACGTTTCTGTGCGGTCCGGCGAGTGGTTCGGCGGCGGCTCCTACTTTTCGCGCTCTGACTACCGCCGACATCCCTTCGCTTGCCGCCTCGAAGATCACGACGGGGCAGATCTCCCTTGCGCAAGGCGGGACTGCGGCAGACCTCAGTGCGACGGGTGGCCCGGGGCAATTCCTGAAGCAGGCATCGACCGGCGCATCGGTGCAGGTGGCTGGCATCGTCTCTGGGGATCTGCCGGTCGCCACGACGTCGGCTTTCGGCGCGGTTAAGCCGGATGGCTCGACAATCACGATCAGTGGGGGTGTCCTCAGTGCGCCCGGTGGGGGCGGAGGCGTTACGGCGAACGCGGAGGTGACGGGGAATTCGAATGCTCCCGACTATGCCCTGACCGGCAGCTTGACGACGATCCAGCCTGCAGGCTGCAGTCCATTGGGGTTGAACCTCGCTACCGGAAAATATCTCATCATCGTAACACTCGCGGTGTCCGGTGCGACTGCAGGAGACCAGATTGAGGCCCAGGTCTATAACCAGACGGCATCCGTTGCGTTCCTGACCTCCCTTCAATATGTCCAGATGGTCGGAACCGGGGAGGGTGAACTCGAACTGACATTTTCCGTGAATGTTGCCTCAACAAGCCAGTTGGTCATCCAGGCGGCGAATACGACCGCAGCGCGCGGCGTGGTGAAGCTGGCGCGCTCGAAGATCGATGCGCTCCAGATCGCAAGTGCGTCAACGAGCATTCCACAAATCGTCACGGCCTCATTTACCCCGATCTATGGATTGTCGGGCACAACGGTGACGCTGAACGGTTATGGTTTCACGGGTGCGACATCGGTGGTCATCAACGGAACCGCTGCTTCGTCTTTCACGGTCGTCAGCGACACGCAGATCACGGCGACTGTCCCGACGGAGACGCCAGGAACCAGCGGCCCGATTACGGTTACCACGGGCGCTGGAACCGCCACCACCCAGGGATACTATTACTACCAATCGAGTTCACCGATCGGCATCAAGGGGTATGTTCTTGGCGGTATCGCGACCGGCGGCATCGCGGAGGCGCTGGGAAACAAGACCGTTTTCAGCACGGACACCACCAGTGCCGTGACCTCCGCGAACCTTGGGTCCGCAACCAGGTCCTTGGGCGCGGTTGGCGATGGTGGCACGAACGGATATCTTGCGGGCGGCACGACCTCTTATTCAGGCACCGCTCCCGTGAGCACGATGTACCAGACGTTCGGCGCGACCGATACGACCTCAACATCCGTCAACTCACTGCCGACCGCACAGGGATATTTCACAGGAGGAGGTCTCTCCGACCGCAGTACGACCGGTTACCTACTGGGCGGCATCACGTCGGGATCATCCGCGAATGCCGTTGCGACAGGGTTCACGATTGCGCTCAGCTCCGGGACGCCATCAGCAGCCGCTTCCTCCCTCAACCTCTCGACAGCGCGGCTTGATGGCGGCTACCTGAACGCGAGCACCTGGGGATACATAATCGGCGGCGCGTCGAAGATTTCGACGCCAACCTATTACGCGATTGGCGACAAGGTGGTGTTCTCCACCTCGACCACCTCCGCAACATCCTCATCAAACGCGACGGCATCCGCAAACTGGGGCACAGGGAATTCCGGGGATGGGAGCACGAAGGGATACCTGATGGGGAATTTCACCAGTTCCACCTCTGTGACCGCGATCGACAAGACCGTCTACAGCACAGATACCACCAGCGCGCTTTCTGGGGTGCTGAGCACGGCCCGGGCGACCGGCGGTGGACTCACTGATAGTTCCACGAAAAGCTACATGATTGGCGGCGCATCTGGCGGCGGCGGCACGAGCGCTGACGCGACGGCCGACAAGATCGCCCATTCGACCGATACCGTCGCGGCTGTTTCATCCGCTAACCTGGCGACCGCAGTGTTTTCCCCTGCGGCATTTTCCGATTCAGGGATCTGATATGGACTTTCACGAGATTGAGAAGATAGAGTGTGCGGTTGAGGGAATGAAAGGCGCATTCGCCCAAATCCAGCAGCCGCGCAGTGATTACCAGATTGAGCATTTCGTTCTGGGGCAGCACCACACGGGGCCGCGCCAGTATATGCAGTGCGTGCTTGAACTCCAGATCAAGTACTTCAACATCCGCCGCGCCAAGCTGGCCTATGAGGAAGTCTTGCTTGATATACAGGATATGACCGAACTGGATAGTCCGCGAAACCAGATCGCACTCGCCCGCAAGCAGGTCGATCTCGAAGAAGCGGAACTCGGTCTCCTTGGTGCGTTCCGAGAGTTCTGGACGCTGTTCCGGCTCTGGCAGGCGTTTCCCCGCCAGTATTCGCACGCCGAACTGCAGGCCGCCGAGACCGCATACTGGCACAAGCGGCTCATGACGCAGGCGGAGCATGACCGGGCTGCTACCGGGAGGATCGGAGTCGGCAACCTGGAGGCTATTCGGCAGGCAGGCGGTCAGTGCACTCTTCAGGAAGATGGTCGTATGGAATATGCCTTCCCAGTCCCAGAAGTCAGCTTGATATCCTGAAGGTCCGGGGTTCTCCGCCGCCCTCGGCTTCGTTTCACGTAGGCGCGGACAGGGCTATCGATGACGTAATATGTGATGACCGCAAAGGTAAGGCAGCAAGCGGCCATGACGGCACCGGAATGAACGTTGAAGCCTCCGCACATTTCCAGGATAGGAATGTGGACGACGTAAAGCGGAAATGAGACATCGCCGAGCCACGTAAGAACCTTTCGGGCGCGCAAGCTCATGCGAAAACTGCGGGCATTCCAGAGCACGTATGCGGCAGCGGCAATCAAGACCGAGCCAAATTGCTCCCGAGAGGGAAGGTCGCAGGCGAGCGCAATGGCGACGATGATTACCGCCGCCGTGTTGCGCATCTTATCCCGGAACCGGTAAAGCGCGAATCCGGCGACAAATGCCCACGAAAGCCCGATGAGCGCTACTCCGTGGCTGGCGTGAGAGTACGGCGTGTGGCCGAATCGGTTATAGAGAACGAAGGCGGCTGCGGACAGAGACCCCATTACGGCGAGGTGCGATGCCTTGAGGCGTGCGAGAGCCGGAGAGACGACATAGAGCCACGCTTCGACGTTCAGGGACCACAAAACGCCGTTCCCGGGGAGCATCCCCATGGCGATCCCCTGAAGGAACACGAGCGAAAGCGCAAACTCCCGGGGCTGCGGGAACTCTCCGAACCCTCCATCCGGCACAGGGTGAAGGAATAGAAAGATCCCGGCTGGCACGTAGGCCAGCAGGAGGGCGAACAGGTAAAGCGGGTAGATGCGCCAGAAGCGCCGCTCGTAGAAGCGCCCTGGGTTCGGATCGCGTTCCAGCGAATGAGCCATGCTGTATCCGCTAATCGCGAAGAATGCAATGACGGCGATGAATCCGTCCAGCTTCCCAAACATCGCGACGGGATCGGAGTGGCCCACGTAGACGCCCATATGGTAGCACATGACGATGCACGCCAGCACAAACCGCATGCCGCCCAATACGGCCCACTCATCGCTTGATTTCGTGTCCGCTGAGGCTGCCAAGTGTACTGGATTATCTACAACCGCGTTGGTTCCCATAATTCCATCCATTCTGGCAGATTGGACACTGAATATCAATATTGGTTGCGCGCATATCAACGCTACGGCTGTTCACGTTGCCATTCTAACACACAGACACGCTGGGGACAATCAATCCACGGTAAAATGAACCATGGATACCGAAAATACTTTGCTGTCTCCCAACCGGCCCAAACCACAACCCCTCACCACAGAGGAAGCCACCCGTATCATGGAAGGCTTGAAGGACGGAACCCTGGTGCTGCTGCCTGACTTCTCCCTTTGCGGCAATCTCTACGGTATGTCCGTTTGTCCGGCGAGACAGCCCGAAACGGAAGGTTGACCCATGGAACCAACGTCCCGAATGCGGATCACCATCACTCCCGACTCTAACGGCTGCATCAAGATCGTAGACACTCTCGTCTCGCGATCACAGTGGATGGAAGCCATAAACACATGTGGTAGTCGCGCCTTCGGGATACTCCCCTATGGAGCCATCATCAGCAGTTACGAGATGCGCTCTCCCAAGAATGGACCGCTGACGGAATCCCTTACGCTCTGGATCATGGCTCCCCATGGTTTCGTCCCGGAAGGCTCAATGTCTGCCGTGCAGCAATTCGGATGGCCTCCATTGGTCCCCGACAGGCCGATGATATGGATGGATGGGCTTACCATTGATGAGGCTGTCCAAAAAATCACGCAAGGGTTCGCCGAGGCGTCCGCGATGCCGGTGTCGCCCGAAACCAGGGAACAGGGCGGCCATACCGTTGCGCTGGATGGAACTCCCCTGACTGCGGAGCGGGTTGATGAGACGCTGAAACGTCTGTTGGAACCATAGGTCCATGGACTCATTAACGGTATCGTACTTGCTGACAGGTGCATCCGGTGTAGTGACCGTCGCGATGTTTCTGGTGCGCCCATCGCGCAAGAACCGCCCGACCCCTGAGACCTCTCCTTTGGATATGGTCGTGCCTGATCCGGTGATTGGCATCCTGCAGACCTTCGAGGCGATCCCGGCATCTGAACTGCCTGAAATGTTCCGGGATTTCGAGGAAGCGGCCGAGGCGCAGGATTTGAGACGGCTCCAGGACGTGATATCGGATTGGTCCGCAACGGGTGAGATGCACGCCTCAGAGTGGCGAAAGGCAGTCGTTCCATGACAATCCGGCCTCCCATATCCAGCCTATTATTCGCGAGGCCATCGTTCCTGGAAGGTGTTGCCCGTATCTTCGACTTCGGGGACACTCTCTCGGAATATAACGAAGCGATCGATGGACCGCAAGCCGACCGGCTGGCGCTGATGGCCGATGCTGCGGCAGTGCGTCGGGATATCGAAAAGTCGCGACGGCAGATGACGGGGTTTACAAATCCCTTGTAAACCCCGTCCGCAAAGTCCTATCTGGGGACGGCAGCCTTAACGCAATGATTGCGGCCGCCGAATCTTGGGATCTCCTGTTGACATGAGACCTCCTCACGGACGAGATACATTCTTTTTGAGAGATATTTAGATAATGGCGAAGGAATCGTAGCGGCCGACCGAGAACCATGTCGCGCCACCGTCCGAAAGATTTTCGCGCCGAATCAACGCGAAATGCCGTATCCTAGGGTATAGGCAAATCTGAGGAGGTGAGTCTAACATGGAGGAAAACACCGTGCTAAGCGAGGAACGCAGTTATTACGAGGAGTCTCTCCCGGACTGGCTGACCAAGTATGCTGGGCGCGTCGTGTTGGTCAAGGGGCGTGAACTGATCGGGGTTTACAATACGGACGAAGAGGCGCTGACGGTCGGAGCTCAGAAGTTCGGGCTGACACCGTTTCTCGTCCGTCGCGTGGAACCCGTTCGGCAAGAGGTCAGCATCCCGGCCCTGACACTGGGGATTCTACGTGCCGATATTCCATACGCAGATCCAAGGCCAGGGTGTCCAGCCTAACGGCCAAACAGTCAACCTGCCCCCGCCGATTCTCATGCAGCAGCGCGGCCCCGTTGCGCAGGTGTCGGTCGGGATTGCTCAGGTCTACGCTCAATCCCTGACGGCTGCCGGAACCCCGGTTCCTGCGCCCGTCTCCGGTTGGGCGTTGATCGACACCGGAGCGTCAATGACGTGCATCGATGACGCGATTGCACAGAAGCTCGGGCTTCCCGCAATCGACAGGGCTAAAATGGCCTCGGCGTCCCATGCGGGGACCGAATGCAACGTCTATCCAATCAGCTTCAATATCATCGGGCTTCCGATACAGATGGAACTCCATCGTGCCATTGGGGCCAATCTTCAATCACAGGGGTTGGCGATGCTGATTGGACGTGACCTGCTGATGCGCTGCACGCTCCATTATAACGGCCTCACGGGTGAGTTTACCATCGCCATGTGACGCTTGCCGACTAATCCCAAGATGTTCACAACGGCCACAGTCCTGCGCAGGACTGTGGCCGTTGTGTTGAGATAATATCTGACTTGAAAGGCTCTGGCTTCGGCTGGGCCTTTCATTGTTTTCAACGCCGCTTGGCCGCTCCTCCACCCGAGGCAGCGGCTTTTTCTATGCCTGGAGGCTCCATGGCATCCTTCACAACATCGCCCGTCGTCGTGGATACCAACGTCAGCACCGTCATTGCGCTGACCGGTTCGGGCACATCGTGGGTCAACGGCACGACGACGTTCACGATCTCGGGCGTCTCCGGCGCATCGATTACGGCGCAGTCCGTCAGCAGCAGCACGGTCGCGTCGATCACGGTATCAGGGGGTGGGAACCTCGGGACGGCGACGATCTCGGACGGGACGAACTCTGCGACGATCATCCTGGTAGCGTGGCGCCAGATCCTTGACGACAACTTCCACAGGCCCAACACGACGGCGGGCAGCGCGAACTCCACGTCGGCGGTGCAGAACGCCTGGACGGACGTGCACGGAAGCGTCTACAGCATCTCATCGAACCAGCTTCTCGTCACGCCTTCGGGATCGAACAGCTACAAGACGAACTACCTCCTGCGTCCGAGCGCCGAGGCGGTCCAGGACGGGCGAGTCCAGATCTACTATACGCCGTCCGGGTCCAATGCGCCGACCATTTACACGTGCCTGCGGTGGCAGGACAACAACGACACGTTCTACGCGGGCGTCAACGCCTTCGAGACCGGCGCGGGAAGCATCCAGTTCGTCCTCTACGCCTTCGTCGGCGGCGTCCTGAACACCCTCGCCCCCCTGGTTGGTACGAACTCGTTCACCCCGATCGCCGGGCACCAGTTCATCGTAGAGGCATCCGCAGTCGGGATCAACCCGACGACGCTGCAGATCATCGTCACGGATGTGACGTCATCCACCGTCGTCGCCAAGGCGTCGTACTCCTACGCCGTGTCGAACTCCCTGCAGGGCAGCGGTCAGTTCGGCATGACGGCGTACAACAATAACGGGTCCACGCCTTACTCTCTCGATGAGTTCAAGACGTTCTACAGCGGGACCGCTGGCCTCACGATCTCCCCGACGAACCTCTCGCTTTCGGGCGGCACGGCCAGCATTGCCGTTACGGGCGCGGGGACGGCTTTCTCGGGAAGCCCATTCACACTGACCAACGAGGGGAGCGCGACCGCGAGCCTCGTCTCCCAGTCGGTCAGCAGCGGAACGGCGGCGAGTCTCTCCGTCAATCCGGGGACCGTGCCCAACGCGGCGCTTATCAAGGACACGAACTCCGGGGCCTTCACGGTCCTGCAGCTTCTCGGCTCCGCGATCACGGCGTCTCCCGTGCAGCTCATTGCAGGGAGCGGGAACCAGACCGTGACGCTGACGGGCACCGCGACGAACTGGACGGCGGGGACACCAGGCACGCCGACGTTCACCATTGCGGGGAGCGGCGGCGCGTCCGGCTACTCCATCGTCTCCCAGGTCGTGAACTCGACCACCAGCGCCACGCTGACAATCAACCCGGGTACGACCGGCGGCACGCTCACGATCACGGACCCGAGCACGGGCTCGACCACGACGGTCCGGTCGATGTTCCTGATCGGGGTGACCGACACGAACCTGTATGCCAGTCCCTACAGCTGGTTTTCGGACGGATCGGGGTCCCTCCAGTCGAACAACGTGCGCGCAAGTTCGACGTATATCAAAACGACCGGCGTGGGAAGCTACATCAAGCTCGGCTGGACCGGCACGGACATTCAGCTCGTGCCCGCCGTCAACCTGGCCGCCGGAGCAATCCGGTATGCGATCGACGACCTGCCGTACCAGGACCTTCCCAGCGCGACGAGCGGGGTCGCCACCTCCCTCGCGACGGGGTTAACGCAGGGGACGCATACCGTCTACCTTCTGTACAATTCGGACAACGGCAACGGGGCCGACCGATGGACAACGCCCACGGACTTCGTGTCCGTCACAGGGTTCTATGTCAACGGCGCGTCGTCGGCCCCCACGCTCAATACCAAGCGCGGTATTTTGTTCTGGGATTCATATGGGGAGGGCAAGAGCCTGGGTGGTCCCACGGGGACGGCGACCGTCTCCGATCATTCGCAGAGCGCTGTCCTGGGGATCATGAACAACCTCGGCACGGAGTACGGCGCGGTCGTCTACGCGGGGCTGGGCTATAGCGTCACGGGCTTGGATAACGTCCCCCCCGTTTATACTCCTTCCAATGACAGCCAGACATCCTGGAACAAGTTCTGGGCAGGACAATACAGGCTCTACAGCAGTGGGGTGCCCTCATCGGGTGGTCTTTACAGTCCCGCGCCGGATTACATCCTCGCATTCCACGGCACGAACGATAAGAGTTCATCGGATGCGACCGTCACCGCAGCCGTCTCCGGCTGGCTGACCGCGCAGCGCGCCGCCTGCTCGACAGCGAAGATCCTCGTGTGCATCTGCCCGAACGGCAGCAAGGCGAGCGCCGTCACGACGGGGTTTAACAATTACCAGACGGCGACCCCGGACAGTAAGGCATTCCTCATCAATATCGGGGTTCAGCCGGGCCTGGCGGGGAACGGCTCGGCGACAACCCAGAGCGCGGACGGACTGCACCCTCGCAGCAACGAGAATGTGCTGCTGGCATCGCTCTACACGTCGGCCATACAGGTGGCGATCACGCCGCCGACCGGTTCCAGCAGCCGGGGCGTCTCACGGCAGCTCAAGAGAAGCAGGTAACACGCTCCGGCAAGCGGCTGATTTACGGACGGTCCATGTGGGCTTCAGGAGGAATCGGTGACAACGATCATTTATACCGTCGCCGTGCGCGATAGCACGATCACGACCGGGGACAACCGGAAAACAGGACTTTCGCTGAGTTTCACGCAGTTCAAGAAGCTCAGCGACGGCACGAACGTTTCCCAGCCCTCCATCACGGAGATAGGACTGGGGCAATACAAGTTTAGCTACGACGCGGAGGCAAACGGCGAAGTTTCGTGGCAGATCGATGCGACATCGGCCCTCGCGAATCCCTCAGACCGCTATATCGATGGAACCTGCGTCCTGGACAGCTCGCGCATCGTTTCCGGCATCAGCTCGGCCGGACAGGTCGCACTTTCGGCGGCTGAGCATACAGCCATCTCGGGGACGGATGTCCCGGCCGGGCTCACGGCACAGGGATTGACCTCGACACGCGCGGGCAAGCTCGACAACCTCGACACGAGCGTCTCGGGAGTGGGGACTGCGGCCGCATCCGCCGCCGCCAGTGCAGCCACGGCCGCCAGCGCAGCCACCTCAGCGGCATCAAGCGCCGCCACTGCGGCCACTCAGTCAACGAGTGCGGCTTCGACATCCGCAGCAATCAAGGCGAAGACGGACAATCTGCCGGCGTTTCCGGCCTCCACATCCGATGTGCAGCCGACAATCGTTGTCCAGGGGGATTAGCCATGGGCCAGACGCTCTCCATCATCGTCAACGACACGGTATCGGTCACCCTGACAGCCGCCACTCTGACGGGCACGCAGGGCAGTTATGTCTATGGCCCAGTCACGGCCTCGATCTCACCCACTGGAGCCGCCACCGTCCACAGAATCTCTTACGAACTGCCGGATCAACTCCCAGTCGGGATGAGTATCGGAGCCATCTCGGATCAATGGAACTGGCTGAGAAATGGGATCGCACGATCGGCGACCACAAGCGACACCATTGTGTCTCCGTTGTCACTCACGCCGCCACTTACTGCCGCACTTGTGGGCAACGGCCAGTTCGTCTGCGGAGATACTGGGGTAGCCTATCAGGCCGTCTTGACCGACGGCACAGGCAGTCCCGTGGACCTCAGTACCGCGACCGGCGGCTATTTGCATATCCAGTATGCCGATGGAACATTGGCGCTGACAACAGCCGTGACGATCGCGGATCAAACCGTGGAATCAAACTTGGGGCTCGTCAGTGTCCCCGGGGTGGGGGCCACGCTGACCCGTGCTTCTCGCGCGCTTCATGAGGTCCGCATGGAGTTCAGCGATGGTTCCTTCAATACCTTCAAGGGAACGGCCTTGATCCAAATCCTGCAGCCCTACACAACTCCATAGAGCCGGGATTCCCGCCGCAATCCATCCACGGCAAAAGGTCTATCGATTCGCACATTGATAGACCTTTTGTGTAGAAAGGGGCGACTATGCCCGAATATGTACCCAAGATCCCTGAACCAAGTGAAGAGCAAATCCGTACCGCACTGGTCAACCTGATTGCCCACTACCATAATCCAGTCAGAGTGTATGCCCCTGCAGCATACTCCGGGGCAGCCAAAATCCTGGATGTGCCGGTTCACTGCACGTGCACCAAAACGACGTTCATAGAGTGTTCTACTGGCCGGTTCGACCTATCAGGCAATCCCGCCTAAAAATGGGATCAGTATAGATTAGCCTTTTCCCCTCGTACTACTTGCCGGTCGCCACCCTCGGCCACCTGGCACCATCTTGGGATTTTACTTCTGAGCGCCCCCGCCAGTGTGCTTGAACACCCTGACGGAGGCTGACGCGGCTGCTTTGAGCGAGCAGACGCGCTGACACGAATTTACCGTAAATATCCGTGATCTCTCCAGGATATTTTGCGCCTACCCTTACAATCGCGTCAGGGCATTGCTCACGCCCCGCCGCCACTACCCTTCCCGCGCCCGTTACCCGCGCATCATTGCCAATGTTGAGTATAGGTGGTCTTTCCTTCCGGCCGCACATATTCACATCGGCTTGAAAGGACTTACCCCGATGAACCCGAGTGACCGCGACCTGATCGCCGCCCTTCATGCGAACACTGCCGCGTTCCAGGAAAATACCGCCGCCACAAAGGCACAGACCACCGGGCACGCCGAACTCAAGGGATCAATTGACGATCTCACGGCCACGGTGACGGACCTGCGCGTCGATATGGCGGCCGTCAAGGGGCGTGTGGATGTCATCGAGAGCGGCGAACGACGCCGGTTCGCTTTCTTTATCGCTATCCTGGGACCGTTCGGCGGCTGGCTGGCCGCATGGCTCGCCAACCACGGATTCCATCCTCACCCGAATCCGCCCGGTCGATAATAGCTATCTTTCCGCAATTCTCAATCTCAAACACACACTCCCAAGGAGAAACATCATCATGGCAGATCCTATCTGGCTCGAAGACCAGCTTGTCGGCGTCAAAAAAGGTCCCGACCTAGCGAAGAAACTGAACTCCATCCCTGTCGTCGGGCAGGTCGTCCAGACCGTCAACACCGTGGTCGGGCTCATTCCGGCCAATGTCACCACCACCGTCGAAACCACGCTCGACGCCGCCGCCCTCACCGAGATCCGCAAGATTGCGGCAGGCGTGATTTCGTTCATCAACCAGGAACTCACGGCAGCCGGTCTTCCCGCGAAGGACGACGCCGTTCTGGATGCTGATCTGGCGGCTTACCTGAAGACCCTCACGGGAGGTCAGGTGGATATCACCAGCCAGTTTCCCGAACCCGGAGCCGTCGGCGCCAATGCCGCTGGAGAGTCTGGCTCCTCCGATCCATCCGGTGACGGCAGTTCCGCGATGGGGCTTAACGCCGGGGCGACCGATAATCCCACAGTGGACTGAGGCTACCATGAACTTCATCAAGGGCTTCTTCAAGAGTCACCATGCGGCCCTGCTTACGATCTGGGGCGTCGTGGTGGTCTTTGCACAGAACGCCATCACCCTCTACCAGAAGACCGGCCATATCAGCATGACCGATCTTCGCAGTATCGCCATTGCGCTCATTCTCGGCTACATGCGGTCCCCCAAGGATAAACCCGCATCGTAGCGCTTACCCGTTGAATCCCTGGAGCCTGTTGAGTGTAACAGCTTGACAGGCTCCAATGAATCGCAATTATATTTTCCACCACGAGGAGAATTGACATGGCTGAAAATATGCCTGTTGCTGACACCGAAACATCTGTTGTGCTGTCGGACGGACGGACACTGAAGACTATCACGCATCCCGATGGGAGTGTGACCGAAGAGTATTTTGGCACTGATGGGAAGTTGCAATTTCCCGTTGTTACGGAGAACCCGGACGGAACCCGAGAGGTGGCGTCATGATCCCTGTCGAGCAAACCCGCACGGAAATCGGCTTCGGCAACTGCTGGCAAGCATGTCTCGCAAGCATCTTCGAAGTGCCACTCTCCGAGGTGCCGGACTGGAATGCGCACGGTGAGAAATACTGGGGCGATGAGTATGACCGATGGCTGGCTGAGCGCAATCTCTGCATGATGGAAATTGCCGTCGGCCACGAAGAGACAACCGTGCGCACTTTCCCAGGTTACTACATCATGGCCGCCCGATCACCGCGATTCAGCGGCACCCATGCGGTCGTTTGCCATCAAGGGAAGATCGTCTGGGACCCGCACCCGCTGCGTGAGATGGGAGTCGGGGATGCCGTGGACTACACCTTCTTCTGCCCGCTCGATCCCGCGAAATGCACGGTAATACCATGAACGGAATCATTGCGGCTACGTGGTTCGGGTTTGGTGTGTTGTTCGTCGCGCTTATCTGGTCATTTCGTCGGCCGTAAGGAGTCGCAATGTCCGTAACAACAGAATCGATCCGATGGGTTGGGCAGGAAGACCCTCTCGGCTGCATAGTGGCTTGTCTCGCCATGTTGACCGGCAAGCCATATTCGGTCGTTCGCACTGAGATCAAGTTCGACGGAAACGCCGTGAGTGCCTACGATGAGCAGGAATACCTGAACGCCAACGGCTACCGTTTCCAGACCGCGATCCGTTGGGCTGGAGGCGAGAAGTTCCGCTGGTATGGCGATGGTGAGTGTCCGTTCACGGGATGGCCTCCGCCACCCTGGGCAGACCTGCATCTTTGCTCTATCATGGTGAACCCGACGTCCATATTCGGCCATCGCGTTATCATACTGAAAGACGGTACCGTTCTTGATCCGCTGACGCCGGACCCGAAGCGCCTCACTGATTATGCGGGCGTCTACCGAGCCGAATCCCTGGAGCGCGATCCAAAACAAGATTGACCCTATACCGGAGACCGCCATGTGTTATCAGCACCGGCGGCAACGTGGCCTCCTTCTATACCAACTCTTGCTCATTCTCGCGGCGACGATGCTCGCCGCCGCAATCCTGTTTCCCGCGATTGTCGGTGATGCCGCCCATACCGACCTTTCCGGCTATTGACCCGCCTTTTTTGATGCTCCATCCTGCCTTTTGAGGTGCCGTATGCCCCTGAACCCTGCCGATGACCAGACCATCTACATTGCAGGCCCCATGACCGGATTGCCGAATTATAATTTCGACGCCTTCAATTCTACGGCGGCCAAACTCCGGCACGAGGGATTCCATGTCTTGAACCCTGCGGAGACGGATGGCGGGAGTACTGCTCAATCCTGGGGTTACTACATGCGTAAGGCACTCAGGATGCTCGTACAAGCCGACGTGGTGGCCCTGCTTCCCGGTTGGCGAAACAGCAAAGGCGCTCAAATCGAAGTCTATGTCGCCCGCGCTCTCGATATGCCGTTGGTAGATGCCGAAAGACTGGAACCGATCAAGGACACTCCTGAACCCTGTGAATCAATCTTGCAGGAGGCACAGGGGTTGGTTCATGGGAATCGGGGAACTGCCTACGGGCATCCTGCCGAAGACTATGCCTGCAACGGTCGCATCTGGGCCGCCCTGCTCACTCACTGGCTTGAGAACCATCACCCGGGCATCCTGACCGCACCCATTCCCGATATTGACCCGAGTGTCGCGTGTCTCATGATGACCGGGCTGAAAGCAACTCGGGCTGTGAAAACTCCTTCACTGCGGGACAGCTTTACTGATGGAGCGGGTTACTTTGAATGCGCCCACATGTGCACGCAATACGACCCGAAATCGGAATAGAGCCGAATCCCAACGGCCGACACTAGATCGGAGTACGACATGCCGACACCACCTTTGGAAAAACGCCCTCTCTTTCGGGCGTTCCTGGATTACCTCGCCCGCGGACTCTGGGATAACAGTAGCCGCAGTGAATGGGTCGAAGTCGCGGGTGTCCATTCCCAGACCCTCTCGCACTGGAAGATGAAGGCCGAACATATCCTGGATGCGGGCGGCATCGTGGAGGATTATCCATACCGGGCTGACGAGCTCCCGCCAGCCGCCCGTGAGTGGCGCAGTCGGTGGGGCAGAGAGGCCGCCATCAAAGGCGCTGAACCAAGAGAAACCCCGGTGAGAATTCCAGACACCGTACCCCCAAAGGAATCCCCACATAAAGCATCCTTGGGCAAAGAGATTCCTGTGTCGGAGGATGAGTATTCGGGGGAGACATGGCGGGCGACCCGGACTGTGGACCGGGAAGTCAAAACCCTGGAGGAACTGCTTGAGGTGTGCGGGGCTGATCCGGTCGATTGGACCGTCAAACGATGGAAGTGTAAAGCCTGGCAGATGGCGATTGCCCCACGCCCCGAAGGAAGCACAGAGGAAGGGTGGAAGCTAAAAGACACCACTCCCATTCTCAGACAGCTCTACAGTGTGTCTGCAGAGCTTGTGGCGAACAGGGAGGCACAGTGTATTCGGCGTGCTATTGAGGGGATTATCGAGCGCGCAGGGGAACATGCCCCAAGATATCCCAGATTGGCGCTCAAACCATCCTATGAGGGCGAAGGTTGCCTGCTGGAAATCTCCATCCCGGACGTCCATTTGCGGAAACTCTCATGGGCACCCGAGACCGGCGCGAACTATGACTGCCGCATCGCCGTGGACACCTTCAAGCGTGCATTATTGGATCTGCTCGCAAAGACGGCAGTTTATCCGTTGGCGCGAATTCTCTTCGTTGTGGGAAACGATTTGCTAAACGCAGACGATTCTGCCGGACACACGGCACATGGTACGCCTCAAGACGTTGATACGCGGTATGAGAAGGCGTTCGTGGAGGCGTTTGAGATGCTGGTGTGGGGTGTGGAGCAGCTTCGGTTACGGGCGTCCGTGGATGTTGTTGTGGTACGGGGTAATCACGACTATCTGAGCGCCTGGACGCTTGGCGAGGTCTTGAAAGCCCACTTCCGGCACGCCGATGATGTGGCGATCGACAATGAACCCTTTCCCCGCAAATATTACGCTTTTGGGAAGACGCTGCTGGTCTTTACTCATGGCAAGGAAGAGAAGCCGCACAGCAAGCTTGCCAATATCGCCGCCGCCGAACGTCCCCAAATGTGGGCTGCTGCACACTGGAGGGAATGTCACATCGGACATTTTCATAGGTTAAGTGCCGAGGATGTGGCAGGGTTCAGAGTACGGGTTCTGCCTTCTCTGTGTCCTCCTGACGCTTGGCACGCGCGGTCGGGGTACGTCGGGGCTGTCCGGTCCGCTGAAGCCTATGTGTGGAGCGGCGAGACCGGACTTGTCGGTACCGCCGTCTTCAACATGCCGCCAGATCATATTCCCGCTTCGATGTAAAGTCGGACTTTACATTCAGTGCTTAAAGTCCGAGCGGCGGCCGGTCTAATGAAACTCCCTTCGGAGATTCGCAACACTCCTCGCACAGAACCCACTCCACAGGGATTCCATGCGTCACGGATCGATAAACGGGGATCCCTTTGCGAATGGCCTTGCCGCACCCCATGCATTGGTGGTCTGTGCGGACCATGCCCTTGGATTTCGTCCATACACTCCTGCGGCCTCGTGCATTTGCGATGACGCGCCCAAGATCGTCCCCGCGAATTTCCGTGACCGGCGGCTTGAACCGCATATTCGGGTCAACGCCATCCCGGAGAACACGCAGGGAATGAAGCGTTTGTCCCAGGCTCATCTTCGCGCTCGATACTCTTATGTTCTCACCCAACCGGTCCAGCATCGCCTGAACCTCGCCACATTTCAGGATCGCTTCGTTGACGATCTTCATCCCTGCAGCTTCCCGGAGTTCCCGGGATATCTTCTCGCTCAGCAATTCGAAAGAGCAGTAGCTAACCGGAACGCATTTCCCGCAACCATCGCAGTGCATGACGTAAGTTCCAAAATCGTGCTGCTCCGTGCAGCCGAGTTCTACTCGCGCCTCATGGCACGCCGCACATAGCTTTCTCATTGAAATAGTTCTCCATCACCACATCAAGTTCAAGAATGTTTGCCAGTGAATGTATCGGACACCTATACATTCACTGGCATTTTCAAATCATTCTGCTTTCTACGGGTCGCCAGTGCGCGGCCCTTTTCCATGTCAGGAGACTCCCCATGACCAGCATCAAGGCACTCGACTGTTACATCGATTCTACACCGCATATCGCCCAACTCAAATCCGAGGGATTCGGCGCCGTTCTGCGATACATCTTCCACAGCAGCGGCTTCAAGGTTCCGCTGACCCATGCCGAGGCGCTTGCGCTCTCGAAGGCCGGAATTCGCGTGGCGACGATCTGGGAAAACGGCTATCCGAACCAGGACAGCTATTTCACCAACGAGGCCGCGCATTTCGATGCAGGAGGCGCGGTCGCGAAAGCATCAAGTATTGGGCAGCCAAAAGGCTCCCTGATCGTCTTTGCCTATGACGGCGATATCTCTGTGGATGTCGCTGTCCGGTACGCAACCATCGTGCATAGCGACGTGAAGGCTGGCGGGTACTTGGCGAGCGCCTACGGTTCGGGCGCGGTCCTCCGGCGATTGAGCGAACTCGGCCTGATCCATGACGCCGGATGGCTCAGTCAGTCGAAAGGTTTCCCGGGGTGGGCTGACTGGAAGCCGGATGCGGACGTGGTGCAGGGCAGCGTCGGGAAATGGCATGGGATTGACGTGGATTGGGACACCGTTCAGGACACCGGAATCACGTGGCAGATTTCGTCTTGACAACGGTACAATCCCGATGGACGCCAACTATCCCTATAACCAGAGGCGCGACAGGTTCAATACCCGTCGCGCCCTATTGCCCAATCATTGTGGACAATGCCCAAGCGCCACGAGAATATTGTTCGCGATTGACCGCGCATTGGGAGATAACAACTCCAAACCGCTCCGATCCCCAGTGCGATCGACCTCCGCAACAATCTCTGCCCACGCCCAGTTCCCAATGGCGGCTGGCTGAGCGATGAGCTTTCGAATTCGGTCTGAATCCCCGCATTTCACCGCATATGAGAGTTGCGATCCGATCATATGGGAATACTCCGAAACCCCATCTCGGATCTCCATTTGGCGCTCGATCTTATAGATTGTTTCCTCAATCTCGCGGCTTATACTGCCGATTTCTTCGATGATCTCGTGGTCTACGGTGACACTCTTCAACGATGAGAGCTTCCTCTCACAATCCCTGATAAAATCATCCCGCAGACCTTCGATTCGGTTTTGTAATTCCTGCTGTGGTGTTTGTGGTTCAGCCGTCATCACAATAATTTCTCCTTCAATTTGCGGTTGGCTTCTTGTGTGCCTTCTGAAACTCAATGGCAATAACTTCATCGTTCTCGCCAATGGGGTTATCGGCATTGTATTGCACGATAGCCCGGATCTCTTTTAAGAATCCCTGATCCAGAACAACGATTTTTTGGTCAGCAGGGCATTTTGCCAAGATTTCAATAAGCTCTGAAACTCTCATGATTCATCCGTTCATTTTCACATCGAACCAGTAGATCGTGTAGGCGGCGACCCAACAGCATCCGGCGAGCAAGAACCCCATAAACCAACTTACACCGTCGAGTTGGTTGGTAAGCATCGGCATTGATAGAAACCCGATCCCGACAAGAATCACGAACACTATCAATAGTTGCATTGGACTAATCATCGTTGCTCCCTGTCTCTTCTTCATCAACCTCCGGCTCATAAACCCCGACCCAAGCAACAAAAGCGCATAACCCAGGATCTTCCGCTCCAATGCCAGCCTGTTTCCCGAGCACATGCAAGGTGTGCAGCCGCACGATGTCCGCAGGATTGTCTTTGAGTGCGATGTTGACATCCTCCGGCGTGATATAGTCGCGGTTATCCATGGCGGCAATTGCCCCTAATATATTCTGCTGATCGGACATAGTTTCTCTCCTGCGCCTCGCCCGTGGTATAATCTCCCGTGGGCACCAATCCAGACTCGCATCGTCGTTTAAAAGAACGATCAATAAAATAAGACGGCTGCAGTGACAACTAAAACGGCTATACGGGGCCGAATGCAGTCATGCCATTTGGAGAATCGGGAGGCTGGCCGATGCGATTGATTGCGGTATAATCATCACAGCAGACGGGCGATCACAAACGCAACAGGGAAGGCACGGCGAATATAAAGTCCATCGCGCCTTCTTACTGACGTTGACGTTCACGGTTACGCTGGATTCGGTTATTATCTTCGATGAACCCAGCAATCTCGCGGTTGTCATCCATTCCACATCACCTCCTCGCTCGTGGTATAATGGCTATGGTGGGTGTGATTACGCCTTAGTCCTAACAGGGGCGCGGCGAATGTCGAGTTCTGCCGCGCCTCCTTCCACTCTAAAGCAAGTCAACTAATTCGAATACGATCCCACGGCAATAAACCTCGCCGTCCTCCATAATATCGAATGTCGAATGTGCAATATCAGTCTTATAGCTCCACGGCGGCAAGGGATCGTCTACGCCATCCGTCCACACGGCTTCGATGACCTTGCACAAGGGCTTACGCCGGAGATATTCCGCCGCACCTGACTCACCCCCATTAATAGCATCATCCCATGACGGCAGGATGCCATTGCAGTCAAGCAAGACAGCCCGTCCATTGTACGCGCCGGCTTCGTCGTAAATCGCGCCGCGAAACTCCATCAGGTCATCTGAAGCACCGTAGACGACCACCACGCCGTTCCGCTTGGCTTCTGCCCCCTCTTCTTTTGTCATCTCTTCGCCATATTCACGGCCATTCAATTTCGCCGCAAGTTCTTCTCGTGTCATTTGCCCTCTTCTCCATATTCCGTCCCGTCTGCAATCCACCCGATTTCATTACCGCACCAATCTATCGCGGCCCATCCTGCCCTTCTCGGCCCGGTATCCTCAAACCGCCCTTCGGCTGGCGTCCCAACGAAGGCGCTCGCGTGCCATGGATCAAGGCCGCGCTCCCAGTGATCGGAACCTGCGGCCCGGAACGGCGGCGGATTGTTCTCATCTATAATCATTCCTTCGGCCTCCGCTTCCCCTTTATCGCTCCCGCAGCTTCCGCCTGGATGTTCTCGTAGGCCATCTCAAGCGCCTCATCGTATTCGATCCCATAGTCCTTCTCGGCGTTCTTGCGCAGTTGGTCGGGCGTCTGGTAGCCCCTACTGATGCGCTTAAGCACGTCGAAATAAAGCTGTTCGTTTGATGGCACTACTGCCTCTCCTTACTTCTTGTACAAATATGGATACGCTTCCCGCCGTGCCTTATCCCGTTCATTGCAGCCATCCGCATGCGCCAAGACTCCATCTTCATGGATCTCATAATTCCTTTCGTGCGCATAGATACACGAGCCACAGCAATAGAGTGTTCCCTCTGGCACCATACGGTCACAGAGCGGATTTGCGCATTTGACTAGATTTGCGAACACTACGTCTCTCCTATTACTCAGCCTCGGTCAATTCAGCGTTCTTAAAATCAGGATGCTTCGTCGTCATATGCCGCCTCAAGTCCTCAAACGAACGGTTGCAGCACGGACACACCCCATTCGCCGCCCGATTCTTCAGCCTCGTAATAACGCCGCGATTAGCCGTCAAGCGCCTCTCCGCGCTACGAGCACGCTCCCGATATTCTCCCGCAATGGTCTCGGCTTGCTCAAGTCGCTGCGCCTGCTTGGCAAGCTCAGCTTTCAACCGGTCGGCCTCAGTCTCACGGTACACGCGCTGACAGCCGTTCGGGCAGTAGAAGACGTCTCCCGTACGGCGGCGGTCCTCTAGGAACCCGGCAGGTACGCCGTACATGATATGGCAACCGTTGCACTCGAAAACCTCAAGCGTAACCTTCCGGTTAACTGTTATTGTTTCCACTCCCGTCTCTCCTCTCCCCGCCCCGGCTGGGCGCTACCTGCTAATCCTCTGCCTCAATTCCCTTTAGAACGTTCTCTAGGCAGCGCACGACAGACATTCTCATGCCGCCAGAATAGCCACTGAATCGATTGCCAGCCGTAATCCAGGAACACTCCCACAGGTCATCGCCTTCGCCCCAATTGAGCGTTACGGATGATCCGTGCTCTTTCATGTATTCCAGTTGGGATACGAATGTGTCTGCGTTAAGAGGTCTTGCTAGTCTCCTGATTTCGTAAATTATTTCCTGGTCCATTAAGCGGCCTCCACAAACAAGAGTCTGACCTGTAAATCCTCATAGTCCCGAACGAACTCCCGCAGTTCATCGGCACGGCTCGGGTTAGCTGCACAGAAGTCCTCAAGGTGCCAATTCCCCGTCGCTTCAAGCATCATCATCATGCCGAAGGTGATTTCGTCAAGCTCTATCTCTTTGTCAGTCAGCGGAGTTGCGTCTGCCCTGCGTATAGCCGCCTCGATTTGCTCCAGTGTCATAATTCCTTGTCCTCTCCCTCTTCCCACCACCAACGCCCCTCCGCAAAGACTGGGCTCGCCTCTGACATCCCCTCCGGCGACACGATCACCTCGGGCAACTGGTAGCGCCCCTCGGCACTCTCGAACCACGGATTCCACGCAGGCGAATCGGCCCACCAATGCCGGTCAAAGATGAGTGTCGGCTCGATCCTGGCGTCCGCAGGCGGTTGCGGGTCCATTAGTCTTCGCATTGCCAGTACCAGAGCCCGTTTTCGAGGATGGGGCGCGCCTGCGGCATGTCGGCGGATGGCACGCGAACCCCTGTATTCGACGGATCATCAGCCCACCTTCGAAATACCCATATTCCGCTATGGCTGCCGATCTGGTTGCAATATCCGTAGCCTTCGGGCGGCTGCGGGTCCATGAGGTGCTTCATGATTGCGGTTCCTCCACTTTCACGCCGCGCTTGATCTTCTCGTAAAGCGCTCTCTGTATTCGACTTCGATCCGAACTGCGCACGAGTCCGCGAATGTAGAGCCTTGACAGGGCATCTGCGTCAATCTGCCAGTGTTTGATATCCTTGGCGTCGGCGGTTAGCCCTTGCCGCTCTAATTGAACACTCAGAGGTTCGCATAGGGCGCCGAAATACAAGTCTAGAGTTCTCTCGCTCACTCGGCCTTCTCCTCTCCCACTAGGGTGCGCAGATACGCCAGGTGCTCGCGGCCCTTGCCGGTCAGCTCAATATGCTCGACCATATCGTCATCGGTCGTCCAGTACTCTGCTAGTCCGTCACGTTCGTACCAGCCCCAATACACGCTATGGACCTTGCCGTCACCGATCAGTTGCAGGTCGTTGATTTCCTGCTGCACCGCCTTGCGCCCCTCTTCGGCCAGTGGCGTGAGAGTGGCGATTGTGGTTTCCAACTCGCGGCAATTTACGTCTTTTCTCACCGCGATGGCTTTCGCTTCGTCTGCTACGCGGCGAGCTTCAGATATGTCGAGTTTGTACCGGCTACACATCGACGTGTAATTTTCCCGCTCCCCTTCAAGCTCCCGCTCCGCTCGCTCTTTGTCGGCAGTGAGGGCATCAACGCGTGCCTGTAGATCATCTACAAGGGCGCTCATACTGTTACGCTCGCCTACGATCTCGGCGTTGATAGACTTCGCGATCATGGCGTCCCGCTCCGCTCGCTGGGCGCGCTCCTCGGCGACAGTAGTTCTCAACAGAAGCCAGTTCACCAGCGACACCAGTGCGGCCTTGGAATGCTTCGCCGAGACAAGGCGATTGGCTTCCGCGTACAGGTCATGCCGCCCGGTCTTCAGCGGATGAGCTGCCTCGATTTCAGCGTCTTCGGGCAGCGGGTAATCGTACTCGTTCGTTGAATCACTCATGGCGCATCCTCGCGGGGCGGTTCGGGGATATACTCTTCCTGCCAGTGGGTGATTTTTACGATGTCCATCCGTTCATTGCGCCATCCGAAAATATCGGAATACCACGCTCGAATTACGAAGCTTCCATCAAATCCCCAAACATAGCGGTTACTGTCAGGCAGCCTTTCCTCCACCTTCGTCCACTGCGGCTTGGCATCGCGGGCGTGGGCGTCCAGGGCTTCGATGATAATGCAAATACCCTCGTAATGGAGCGTCACGACGCCAGCAATCTTGGCGATCTCGATTTCGGCCATTAATGCGCGGTCTTTCGCCAGAAGGCTGGGCGCGGTCCAGGGTTTATCGGTCATTGGTGGCCTCCTCAATCGTCCGCAGTGCGGCGAGGGCGCGCTGTCGGGCGGTGGCGTGGGCCATCATGATCCCAGGCCAGTACGATTGTGCAGAGTCAGAGGAAATGGATTCCCAGCACCACGACTTGCTCCCTCCCCTATTGCGCTTATCGGGCGCAACGCATTTCCACAGAGCCTCTTGGTATTTCAGTACCAATTTCCGTTTTCGCATCTCCTCACCGAGCGTGAAAGCCGTTGCCAGATCCCCGGCCCAATTCGGCGGCGTGCGGCGGTAGGCTGCTACGTGGGCTTCAAGATCGGATTGCCATGGCTGGCCTTCGCGGTTGTCCCAAATCCATTGCTCGGCCTGCTGATAGTCATAGACTTTATGGGGTATTTCGACGCGCAATGGATTCGAAATGGTATACGAACCAAAACCCTGATATTCTGCCGGGATAATCAATTCCGGATTTTTAGGATCGTCGTGGTTCCATTCGATATTGTGTTCCGACTTTCGAAAATCCCAATTTAGCCCCTGTAAGGCGTGCCTGAAATCCTCATCCGTCTTTGCCGTCAAATCCAGCCCCAGCGCATCCGCGAGCCGCCGGTTGATCTCGGCGTCGGTTAGTGTTTCAGTGGTCATTTTCGAAATCTCCAGCTTGGATCGCGTTGTCTATAATGTCGCTTATGTGGCTATAGACACCGTCCTTTACGATCTCTTCGCACTCCTTACGGGTCGCCAATCCCTCTCGTCCGGCATAAGCGTTGATGGCAGCGCGCTCGCGCTCGCTAAAGTCAATCGTGACACGGACTTTCATTACTCACCCCCCCCACCGGTCGCCACTCGGTTCCCTCAACGTGCGTCCTCCGATAGCCCTAGTCCGGGCGGGATAAGCAATTCTGGGTCGATGCCACCAGGTCCATACTCTTCGTGATAAGCGGCATCGAGTTCGGCCATGCGTTCGCAGTCGCAAGGATTGCATCCACAGTCACGGCAGACGGTTTCGACGTGATCCCCGAACGGGTCCATGTCTTCATCACCCTCGGCAGGCTCGCCTTTCGCCGCCGCCAGAGCCGCCCTTGCGATCCCTCGCATAAAGTCGCGCTCGCCGTTGCTGCCATTCACGGCGGCATAGCTCATCGGCTCACCGCCCGGCTTGTCGTCCCACGTGCGACCAGTGGGAGGGAATTCCCCAAACCACCGCTCAATGCGCTCCAGCGCCTCCACCAGCCCCTTGACGCGCGGGTCTGGCTGGGCGGTGAGGGCCGCAGAGTCTTTCAGTGCCGTCCCACTTGGTACATAGAACTTGATGTTGCAGTAGTCGCAATCCCATTCGTCCAAACTGCCTGTTTCGTCCATGATAGATGTCTGCCTATCACCACACCGTGGACAAAACAGGCGACCATCAATCATGTTCAAAGGTTCTAGCGTTCTTTTACTCACGTTCGTTTCTCCCGCCGCCGCGCGGCTTTTGCTCAGTCCACCGAAAAGCCTTCAACCCGCGTCAGGTTGTGCCTCACCATAAACTCAATATTGCGTTCCGTCATGTCCTCTTCCAGCAATAGCATTGCCCGGTACCTCGGCAGGTTCAGCGCGTCCCGCGTTTCCATCTGAAAGAGGTAATAGGGGTCATCGAAACCGCAGTAGGACCAGCCAGCAGGCGCTAGAGCGGCAGCATCGTTCTTGTTCATCTCTCCCTACCACCCCTTCCTCTCGCTCCAGACCGTCCACACAATCGCCGCGACCGCTGCCACGGCACTGACCGCCATGAGCCACTGCCAGCCGTCCCACGACGCGGCAGCGTGTATAATAGTGTTCAAGATCGTTTGCGCTCCCACGCATTCGGTCGCAGTCTCCCGTCCGCGTTACCAGCGCGGGCGGGAGGCGTTTTTTGTTGTTAGAGCTTTGCGACCGCCTCTGCTATTTCTGGGAAGCTCCACTTGTATTCGGCGCATTCCCGCGCAAACCTCTTGAGGCAATCAGGGCCACAGAACGCTCGCTGTCCGACAGTGATGTGGCCTTCGGTGTCTCCGTACACGTTCCCTCCGCACTCCGTGCAGTAGAGAAACCAGCCACGATCAAGGAACTCCCTTGCTGTCGGAGGGTCGCTGGCGTCATCGAATCCCGGGGCGCGCTTCACCCTCCGTTCAACAAAGTCGCAGTCGCTCCAAACGTCCAAGCCGATCCTCTTGACATCCTGACCACGCTTCGCGAACACGATCTCCTGATGCTCGCCATAATCTGTAAACGCCACATATGCTTTGAGCGCCATCTGCGTTCGCCTCCGTTTCGTTACTGCCCCTATTCGCCGCAATCGCTAGCGACATGTAACTAAATCGTCTGCAACCGGCTCAAGTCCGGGTACTGCACCAGCACGGCCACTGGAACCGGCAAACCGTCCTTGATAGCCTGCGCCACGACATTCCGATGAGCGCGACTCACCGCCTGCCCCTGAGACGGGAACGCCAATCCCGGCGCGAAATCATGAACGTAGAAGTACTCGCCAATGGCCTCACGCTGCCGGTGGCCCATACGGCAAGATGCATACCTGTCGGCGCGGGCATTGTGGTCGTACCGCTGAAAGCAGCGTGTCGCCTTGTGCGCCTTGCGGAACTCTTCGAGCGTCATTTCCCACGGTTCGGCCATTGATCTCTCCGTTTACTCGCCCGACTCGATGTAGCGAGCCATGTCAGCCACTTCATTCACAACCACGGTTCGGCCAAGGGCTTCCGCGAGAACCTGACACGCATGGTTGTAAGAACAGCCTTCGCTCTCCTGAACGATGGACACCAGCGCGAGTATCGACTCTTTAAGTTCGCTGGGGATATGTCCGATTTGAACCGCCTTTGCCATTTGTCTGTCTCCTCGAAATTGTTTACCTATCTCTATTATACCACTATTTACGTTTGTGTCAATAGTTGACTTTTTACGGAAAGAGAAATATAATGAGGTAACATGAGCCTCGTGGAAACAGACGACTACGTGACGGTCCCGGACGCCGCAAAGCGCCTCGGAGAATCCCAAGCCGCCATCCGTATGGCTATCAAGCAGAAGCGACTGCCTGCCGTGAAGTTCGCGGGGCGCAACTGGATACCGCGCCCTGAGTTCGAGAAGTACGTCGCGGACATTGAGGCGGGCGCGATCCATAAGAAGGGGCGTCCACGCGGGGCAGTAGATAAGAAGCCGCGCAAAAAAACCACGGCGGCGCGGGAAGGGGAACAGGCCGATGCCGACCATTAACGAAATCAAAGAGCGCGACCAGTGGCTCAAAGAACTGAAGGCTGGGGACAGAGTAGCGGTATGCCGCTCGCAATGGACCCCGGTAATCTGTACGGTCTCGCGCACCACTCCTACTCAGATCATCATCGACCGATGGGGCGATGGCAGGTTCAGCCGCGATGATGGCCGGGAAATGCGCAAGACTGACCGTTGGTCCGGGCGTGCGACACTTGATCCCGTGACGCAGGAAATCCGAGACGAAATCGAGCGTGAGCAGAACTTGGGCAAGGTCAACCGTATGGACTGGAAGAAGCTGACGAACGACCAACTGCGCCGAGCCGTGGCAATTACGGAGGAGGTCAAGGCCGATGCCTAAATACACCGAATACGAATTGCGGGATGCAAGTAAGGTCATGGGCCTCGAAGGATTCTTCGCAAAGGAATTGCTTGTCGCTTACGCCCGCATCGCGGAACTGGAGGGCGAATTGGAACGTGTGACTCGTGGCCGTGACCCGTTCTACTGGCACAGGATCAAAATGGCCGAGGATCAAGCAGCACGTGACTTACGCGCTGCCGACGCGAGGGGAGGGGAGAAGTCCGATGGACAGTGAGCTTTTGGAACAAATCGAGCGCGAGTTGGCGACAGTAACATCGGGGCCATGGTTCGCCCGCGAGAATGACCTTATCGGCGGTCATTGCGTGATGTCTGACGACGTGGCACCTTCAGATAGTCCTCACTGCGACATCGCGGATTTCGTGCGCAAGGATGACGCTATTTTCATCGCCCGCGCTCCCGCCCATATCCGCGCCATGCTGCCGGTCGTCAAGGCGGCGCTGGAATTCGAAGCGGCGGCGGGTAAATCGACGCCTTTTTCGGAAATGACGGCATTGGAAATTGATACGCTGCGGTCGCTTCTCGCGGCAGTCCGCGCGTTCAGGGAGGGGCAGAAATGAGGAACTACCCTGACGAACTGCAGCGTGCGGCCAATGTCTTCGCGGCGGCACTGGATCATCTCTGGTCATGCCCTGAATCGGAGGAGCCAAAGGCGTTCGCTAATGCCGAGAAGGCTGAAGATGAACTCCACCGCATCCTCGATTACCGGTATAAGACTAGGATGGACAAGAAGGTGAAGTCATGACCACAACTAACGAACCGCTCCCCGGCATGGACCTTGCGGTCCAGTGCGCAGAAGCTTTCGGATGGAAAGTACGCGCGTGGGAGCATTACGACCTTAAAACGGATACCGTAACCCCAACGATTCAGGTCTATAAAAATGACAATGGCCCATGGGAGGACTGGGAACCCTGGCGCGACCCTCGGGCGTGGTGGGAGGTCGCGGAGAAGATGGCACTGAGCGGCTATGCATTCTGCCTCCACAATCAGGATGACAATGATATCTGGGATGCCGCATTCATTGATGAGCACGGCGGCATTCATGCGACCGCCCAGACCCCCGGCGAGGCCGTGATGCTGGCGGCGCTTCAGGCGGTGAGGGCGCAGGGATGACCACGTACTCAGGCGAGTTAAGATTGGTCGCTCGCAAGTTCGTTGAGGCTATCGATAATTTATGGACGTGCTCGACATCTGAAGAGCCTGCCGCATTGCGGGCTGCCAAGAAGGCAGAGGACGAACTTCACCGAATGCTCGGCTTCCGGCACAAGACACGACAGCTGGAGGCCACCAATGACCGTTGACACGGAGCGGGCCGCGTGGCTCCAATCGCTAAAACCGGGGGACACCGTCGTAACCATCACGGCCAAATCCGGCAACCGCGCTAGGATTGAGCAT